AATGCTCAATTCAGTTGTTTGCTTCCCTAATTAAGTTTTCGGACAGCCTCCCCCATTTTTGCAGCCATCTACTTTCAGATTGTTACTTTTCGCAAAGTTTAACACAAAAATATTATCGTTTCCGTTGATTTTGTGCTAAAAAGTGTATTTTTGCACCATCATTTAATTTAAATCAACGAATTATGAACAATTAACTATAGACAAAAGGAGGTATTTCAATGACAGAAGAACAAAAAGACGAAGTCCATCGGTTAGTTCAATCAGTCGGTGTTGTACAGTTGTCAAGAGTAATGTTTAAGGACATGGACGTTAGCGAAATGATAAACGTCATTATCCTTGCAGGTAGAGGCTACAGCATAAAGCTACTCACTTGGTTTAAGTATTATTGTGAAGTGATGCCTCTGTTTATCATGCTTTTTCATATTGCATGCATGGTAACATTTGCGTCTCATGAAAAAGAAATGTGCGTATGGTTTAAGGAGAATTGGGTATCAGCAGCATTTATCTATTTCTCTGTTTACATCCATCCGCTTGTGCTTATACTTGCGAGCAGATTCTTTTGGCTCTGCTACAGATGGCGTATTCCGATGATAATCTACCTATTTGGGATAAATGCTATTCATATCGTATACTGGAATGTTTTTACCACCAACGAAATGGTGGAAGCTAATGTTGTAATACTTGTAATGACCATTATATTTTATGTATATGGTTTTGCCGACAAGTATTTCTCAGGCAAGGGCTGTCAAAGTTTAATCTCTAGATTATAATGATATGGGAAAGTTATTTGGTTATCACACCTTGGGAGTGTTATTAAAATCGTTGTCTGACTCTTGCTTTCGAGCAGACGAGCAAGAGAAGAGAGGGGAGAAGGTAACTGCTTGCGGAATGAGCAGCGATGAGATAGAAGACCTTTGTGAGAACTATCTGCCGTATGCTCTCAACCCTATGTTGAGCACCGAGGAGGTCAAGGATAAGCTGCACGTTTCTGATGCTACCCTTAATAGAATGGTGGCAAGGGGTGACATTCCGAATGGCGAGTGCAAGAAGCGAGGACACACTAGGTATTGGAAGAAGTGGGATATTCTTCACTTCATTAAAAAGAAAAGAAAATAATAGTTGAACATGTAAGTATTCCTTACAAGTTGAGTAAGAGAGGTCAGTGATTGCCTCTCTTTTTTATATGGTACAATATAATAGACAAAGACACACATATTTCCCCGAAAAATATACGCACTTTTTGCCTTAAATTATACGTAACAATATATGACGCTACCTCCTATCACCTTAAATATCTGATAATCAACCACTAAAAGAAAGTGTGATAGAGTTATATTTGCTCTTCTATGTTCTTTGTACCTTTGCATCCGTAATCGATTACATAGTGTTAGTTAATATTAAGGATCTCAAAAGATTGTATTATGGAAATGACAGATGCAAAGGTCGTGGAAAAGAAAATCTACGAAGAGGGAAAGAAGCACGATGATTATGCTTCTAAGGCAACAGGCAATGCTGGTCTTACCCTTGGTATCATCGGCACAGCACTCGGTGCTGGTGCTTGGTTGCTTGGCGGTAACAACCGCAGCGTATTTGGCTCACTCGGCAGCAATATGCCTGAGAACGTAAACATCAACACCTACGGAGCTAACTCAAGCTCAAATCAGCCAACCGCCTTACAGGTAATGGAGAAGGAATGTGCTGATGAGGTGAAGTTGCTTACCGACATGTTCGGTTTAAAGCTCGACACAGCAAACAAGTTCTATGCTATGCGTGAAACTGACATCGCAGAGAAGTTCTCTATGTATAAGGGTGCTACAGATGCTATCAACGCTGAGAACCGCCGTGCAATGCAGGCTGAGTTCGGTCTGTACAAGTCTCAGATTGATGCGGACTTCGGTCTGTACAAGAATCAGCGAGACCAGTATGACGCATTGCAAGCTAAGTATTGCGACCTTGACAAGAAGGTAGCCGTTATGGAAGCTCTCACTCCTTACAAGGAGAAGCTTATGATGGCTTATGTTAACGAGAAGTGTTGCCGCAAGATAGATGGTCAGCTTGTGCTCCCTTCTACGCCAGTAGTTACTGGTTATGGCAGCTACGGCTGTAATTGTACCGCTCCTTCAACTCCCACTACAGGAGCGTAACAGAGCAGTAAGAAAGTCCGTAAAAAAGACTAAGAAAAAATGAGTTGGTGAGGGGTGTTTGCCCTCGTTGGTGGATGCCCTCTCACCTCTCTATAACATATCACCAACTTAAAGATATTGATTATGATGAATTTTGGAAACAGCCCTTTGCTTGATATGGGCACAAGTCAGCAGCAGCCGCAGATGATGGATGCCGAGCTACAGAAGATGTACGAAGCGATACAACAGAAGCGAGCATCTATCAATATGCAAGCGCAGCAGTCTTCCACCCCTTTATGGGATGAGATTGACAAGATTGAGGACAATCTTACTGGCGCACAACGTCAGTACTTGATGCAGAATCAGGAATACGTTAATAGCTTGCAATATGTGTCTAAGCTAGTACAAGACGAGGAATTGCGCATCATACGTCCTCGTATTGAAAGCACTCAGCAAGGACAGGAAGCATTGAAGAAACATCTATCTTTGATGCAACGACTGAGAAAAGAAGTAGCGCAAGCCGAGGAGCAAAAATCAGCTATGCTCAACGACTATATGACTAACCACAGCGACAAAACTTGGCAAGAATATCTCGTTTGGTACAACAAAACAAAGAAAGGAGAAACTAAGAAATGAACATAACAGAATTGAAAGAAAAGCTGCTTACATCTTTGGATTTGTGGGCAGACGCAAGAATTAGCGACATGGTTAAAGAAAACCCTGCATTGGCTATCCCTTCCGTGTACATGAAGCGAGCATCGCACAATATCATCGCCAAACACAAGGATAGTTGGGGCAAGAGCATTGACAACGCTACCCTATTCATTGCCGATGAGGACGGAAACATAGATGCTGATACCATATTCTCAGACCTCATGCAGATGCTAGAGAATATAAGTAACTATGAGTTTGATTTCGGTTTTGTCAAAGGTCGCATTGATGGCGGTGCTTTAGTTATTGATTTGCCTGATAATATTATAACGACAATATTGTTCGGCAGCAAGAAGAGTATCAGCTTTACCAAAAATGATTTTGAAGAGCTGAGAAGTCTGATAACAGCAGAATAATCACATATATAAATACAAGACAATATGGAAGCAAAAGAGATTATGAGTAAGTTTGATGAGCTGTATGGAATGATGGCTTCATCAGCAAACGTAAAGTACATGCACGTATTCGGTAATACGATGCGTTGCATGATGAATGATATGGCAGCGAAGCACCCAGAGTTGGCGCAAGAGTATCTTGATAAGCTTTGCGCCATAAAATGGAAGAACTATCTCACCAAGAAGGAGGCATCTGAGATTGCAAACGGTATGAATCCGCCTGTAGCCTGGGATATGCAGACATGGATCAATGCTATGACCGGTCTCGGACTTGCGACAGAGGAGAAGCCTTACTACAACGATTATGCTTTGTACGTTGCCATGAATCAGGTCGTAAGCGATCACGGATGCACCATTGCTAAGATACTCGGCAAGGAAGATGTTAAGGACATTGGTACAGAACATCTGGTTAAGTATGCCCACAGCCTTGCACTCGATTTATTGAAAGACAAGGATGGTGTTTACAACATCAGAGAGTATTTTCTGAAGTAACATCAAAAATATACGGTTATGAAAAAGGTATTCGAAGACATTATAGCTAGCAATGACATGCAGGCTATCAAGAACTGTGTTACGATCATGGCAGATTGCTGCGAAGTAGGAATGAACGACAGCGTAATGCTCGATATGCTGAAGCAGGTTCAGGGAGAGATTGGATCGTGTCACTACGACGAGGAAATGGCAAATATGCATCTCTGTATTATTGGACAGCTCCACACTAAAGATGTAGCCAAGGACTATTGGCATGAGGTCAAGAACGACAACATCAATCTCGAAGACTGGTGCGTTCTCTGGGGAGAAATGGTAAAGCGTAACGACGGAAAGATAAAGAAATGGTTTCCTAAAATCAATGCGCTCGATTACGAACGTAAGATTTTCGATGAATGTGTTTCTTTCCTGGAAAACGGAGGACTGCCGTATTATGATCTGAATATCTGATTTTTTTCGTTATTTTGAATGAAGTTTCGGTTTTTTTTTGCTATCTTTGCAGAAAGAGACCGAAACTATATTTTTATTAATTATTCAGGATAACAGATTATGACAGATTTATTAGATTCATCACAGATTCGGCAGATAGGTGTTACTATTTTTTCAGCTATACTTGCCTTTGCAACGCCAACAGAAGGCTTCGTTTTGGCGTTGGTTATCGCTTTTGGCTTCAATATCTTCTGCGGTATGCGAGCTGACGGCGTGAGTATTATACGATGCAAGAACTTTTCTGCATCGAAGTTCAAAAACGCAATTTTAGAAATGCTTCTTTACGTATCTATCGTATATGTGATATACGGCATCATGTTAGGTTGTAACGATGGTACGAAAGCTTTATTCGTGATTAAGATGCTTACGTACATATTCTGCTATGTGTATATATGCAACGCATTCAAGAACCTTATCAAGGCATACCCTAAGAATATCTCGTTCAGGGTTATTTATTACATTCTGAGGTTTGAGTTTGCGAAGGCATTGCCGAGCTATTGGAAACCGATTATTGACAGACTCAACAATGAGTTTGATAAAAAAGAGGAGGAAAATAAAAATGGAAGTACTAATTGATAGAGCTTGGAAAAAGGATGACTATACTATTAGCCGTCTGTACGTTAATGGTGAATTGTTCGGATGCAATACTCTTGAAGATACAGACAGAGGATTGAATCAAGAAATGGATTTGGACGAAATCAAGAATAAAAAGGTATATGGGCAGACTGCAATACCAAGCGGCAGTTATGAGTGTGTATATACCTACTCTAACAGATTCAAGAAGATGTTACCATTATTAAAGGGTGTGCCAGGGTTCGATGGTATCCGTATTCATTCCGGTAACTCTGCAAAAGACACAGAGGGGTGCATTCTTTGTGGTAAGAATGATAAGAAAGGTTGGGTTAGCAATTCCCGATTCTGGACAAACAAGCTCATTCAGACAATGAAGACGGCTTGGAATAAAAAGGAAAAAGTAACGATTATAATTCAGTAGCTTATGAAACTGATTGATAAGATAACAAGGGTTGTGATTGCCATTGCAGTAGCAATGCTGATTCTATCAATGTTCTGTAGATGTAAGGCGAAAGAACGTGTGATAGAGAAACAGACATACATCACCGATAAGCGTAACGAGGCTAAGTGGGATTCACTCTTTAACGCAAGGCTTATTAAGGAACTGGAATCATACAGAGCATCGCATAAAGAGTCTGTAAAGTCTACCACGAAAGAGAAGACTCATATAAGGGATAGTACAGCTTCGAAGTACGATGTGAACGGAAACAAAGTCGGCGAAGACAGATTCCACTACGAATATCACGAGATATCACAGGAAGATGTACAGATACTGAGAGATAGTATTTCTAGTCTTAAGGAATACAAGGATAGTGCTGCGATATATCATAGCAAGTGTGACTCCTTAATCTCAGTGATAAGTAAAATATCGAAAGATAAAGTATATGTAGAGAAACAGCTATCAAGGACTGACAGGGCATTTTTGAATATAGGTAAGATAGCTTCAGTTTGCCTTTTTATAGGCATTCTCGCATTTTTAGGTTGGATATACTGGAAATTAAAGCTACACAAACGTTCTTAGTTTTTTTCTAATGTTTTTATTTGGTTATTAGTTGATACAAACAAAAAGGGGTGACCGCACGCGATGTGTAGCCACCCCTAAACATATAGATAATACACAGGAATTATTCTTCAGCTCCCTGGAGGAACTTGATACCATACTTCGTCTCGTAGTGTTTCTGCTGATCAGCAGTCAGCATCTTGGTTTCGCTGTCGTAGAATATGGTCAGCAGCTCTCCGTAATCTTTGTCGTAGAAGTAGTTGTATTTATTGCAGAGATAGTTCCTTGCGCAGAGATATCTGCTCGGAATGGTCTTGAACTTGCGTCGTGTCTTCTGTTTAATTCCGTTAGTCGCTCTGTATCTATCAAGCCTCAGCGTCTTTTTTAGGGATTCAGAACGTTTAGCTATTATCTCCGGTCTTACTATTGCCTGAGCACATTTCCGTCTAAGCCGGTCTTCAGTTTCCCTTGTATGTTTAACACCAAGTGATTTTGCTATATTAGCAACGCAGGACTTCGTTATTCCGAGCACCTTTGAAATCTCAGACGAAGACATTTCTGGATACATATTGCGGACAGACTCATGAATTTCGTTCCTGCGTCTTTCCCGAGCATCCTTAAACGAGTCTCCGTGTAACTTGTGCAGCCACCAGTATACAGTCTGCACAGCGCATCCGAAATTTCTAGACATTGCGTATGGAGATTCATCCGGATGCTCCTTTATGTAATTTTTCTGTTCGTCTGTAAGTACGTTCATAGGCTATCTGTTATCACCACTTCCATGTAATTTCCCCCTCAACTGGCGAGAATGGAGTTTTTCGTAATTCATCTTTCCAATATCGCTAAGTTTGAAGCCTATATCGTGAGAAAGAGTTGCGCAGTACCACAATACATCACCAATTTCTTTGGCAATTTCCAACTTCTTTTCATCTGTAAAAACAGAATCGTTATCACGCAACACTTTCTTAACCTTATCGGAAACTTCACCAGCTTCACCTGTCAATCCCAATGTAGGATAAATGATTGGGTTAGGATAAATAGCAGTCTCTAGAGCCAACTTCTGATACTCATCTAATGTTAAATTCTTATTTTCCATTTTAATATTTAAAGTTTAAAATTCATGTTCATCACATACTTGGTCGCAAGATGATTCGTGCTGATTATTACAACACCATCCTACGCCGTAAACGTCTTCGTTGTCAAACCAATGACAGTTACCACAACATCTTTCTTCTTCTTTCATACGCTGTACTGTTTTAATCTTTCTGCACCACGTTGAACATCTATTAGCTTGAACGGATGCTTCTTATTGGACTTTATCAATTCGTTAATATACCTACGGGCATTCCAGTGATTTGTTAAACTTATCGCCTTGATGATACGGTGGTCTTTAAAATCGACCTTATATCCCGCTCCTGGTAACATTATGCGATTATAGCAGAGGTAACGAAATATCCAATAAGGCGTATTGTGTCTCATTATCTTCTTAGCTAATCTAATCTTCATAAGCTACTTCTTTATCTGTACTTTTATCTACTACCTCTACATACTTCAATTTAGCGAATCGGTAGGAGCGATACACTGCACAAAGATTTTTCACTTTAGAAGTGAAGCACTGAATGCAGCCTGTATAATCATTAAATCCTAAGATGATATACTTATCTTCAATATACCCTGCTACGTATGCGCCAATATCCTTTCCTTTATAAAGAACTCGCTCACCTAGATGAGCATAGAAAAATTCCTCGTTTGTCATACGCTACTTGAATTTAATGATAAAAAACTCAGTATCAAGCCACTTGTCGGGGCATAAGCCTTTCTTAGGTTTGCCGATGGTGATACTCACAATCTCCTTTTCGATACGTGGACTATCCTTGCGGTAGCCGTTGATAAAGAGGACGTGAGTATATTGTTTTAACACAATTCTCTGTGCGTCAATATATTTTTTAAGTAAATCCGTTCGCCCTGCCAAAGGCAAGGCAAGATGTCGCACATCAACAATATTGCTGTTATTGTGAAATAATCGTGCTACCCAATACGGCTTTACCTCCCGATACTCTTCATTTTTCTTGTCATCAGCAATCATATCAAACCATTGCTTGCTGATGGTGAGGGTCAATACTCTCTTCTTCATCCTTACACCTCCTCCCAGTCATTTGCGAGAATAGTCTCAGGAAGCAACCATAAGACTGGTGTTGCTCTTCCTATGCTATTATACATCAACATCTCAGTACCAAGATAATTATTATCAATGTATGAGTATGTGCCGTCCGCAAAAATCTTACGTCTCACTTTCTTTCCTTCCTTCATTCTTCTCAGAGCCTCCGAGAAGTCAAATGTTTCCTTCTTCATTTCTTCTTTCTTTTTTAAGCATCATACGCTATAATTGTTCTAATTTATTAATTATTCCAGCAAAACGTGGCATATTTTTGGAGTGCTCACTTATAAGATACTCTTTCGTCATTAAGTCGTATATCCAGCGTAGAATCGCTGCATCCTCGTGAAATTCGTTAATATCTTGTTCGTCTAAAATTATTCGTTTCTCCATACGTTACTTCTTTTTTTGTTCTTATTCTAATATTAAACTCCCAAAGCAGAAAGCCTACATTAATTTCATAAACACCATTATAAGGCTTCCATACGATTAAACCTGGGATGAAATAAAAGCACCAATCGTATTTGGTTATAAGATATTTGAGATTAAAACTTATCTTCTTCATACGCTACTTCTCCTTATCAAACTTTGACATCAATACAACGATTCTTTTGTATCTTGACACAAATATTCCAAAAGGAACACCTGCACCATTTGCCCCATTAAGGATTTTGCAATCAAGCCTCTTCAATCGATCATTCCATACCACCTCAAAAACACTTCCTGTTTCAAGGTTGGATATGATGTCGCCAGTATAAATCTCCTTCCCGTTCATATCCTTTTCGCTCGTGAACTGACAGACGGTAAATGGAACAACTGGCGATGTCAGTTGATTCTCATAGTCTGTGATCCAGACGTTATCAGAATCTCTGTGATGAACCAAGTCACCTTTTATCCATTTTCCATCCAAGGTTTTCTTTGCCTTGAACTTAATATTCCCTATTTCCATAAGCTATCTTAAAATCTTAATTTTGATACCTAAGTACTTTTCCATTTCTTTTAACCCATCTTCGTTTACACTATAATAATATATATCACGAGAAGCCCCCATACCATAAGACTGAATGCTTCTTTTAGCATATCCTTTTGACAATAAGGAATCCCATAAGGCATCTGGCTCATCATAATACATCACTCCATTGCGAAATGCTTCATAAACACCTCTTTTTGGTTCCTTCCAATCTAAGCCAATGCAATGTTTCATCTTGTATAATTCGTCTGATGTAAGCATACTTATTCTTATTTAAGTTCCATGTGATTCTATAAACTTGGTCAAATCGAGAGGGAACTTCTTTTTAAGTTCTCTTTCACGTTTACGTCTCTCCTTCCTTGTAGGTGGAGGTACGTATACCCTACTATCAGGAATTAAGTTATGAATAGCAGTATCTACTATTCTCTTCAATAATTCTTCCATGTTACTCTTCTTTAAGTTTTACTGGCTCATCCTTCCAAGTAAGTTCTTTTCCGATGAGCTTTTTAATGCTACCTTTTGGAAGTTGAAAACCATAAGCTCCATATCTATCTTGTGGCAACCAATAATTATGTTCGATACAATCACCAGCCCACATATCAGGCTTGGAGTTGAATATCCATTCTCCGATATAATCTACTGCTACCCATGCCATAACTATTCCTCCACTTTTACGCCAAACGGAAGTCCGTCGGCAAAGGTGCGATTTTCAAACACGTCATTAAAAGTACATGTACCCTCATCATAAACTTCGACAAAACCTCTTGAATCTACATTTTCAATTACGAATTTACTACCATTTCTGTCTTTTACCCATCCAAACGGCTGATGCTTTTGCATCTCAGTCCAGCACTCTTCTGCGTCCTTAAAAGGACGATATTTTGGTTCAGGTTTGATACGATATTGAACACTAGACCAATATTCTAACTCTTTCATTTCCGTCCAGTCATTACATTCAGATTCCTTTCCCTTTAGAGTACTTGGATCAGTTCTTGTCTCTATTATTCTACCTTCTGCAAATGCTTTTAGGAAAGGATAAAATTCTTTAGCTTGATTTCTGTCCATAATTAATCCTATATTTTTTTAAATTGTCTTGCCAAAAACTGATTATTCTTTATCAAGTTGACGATTTCTTCTTCCGAATGAATGCCTTTCCAAAAAAGTTCGGTATGATCACCAACTCTGTCTTCATCTACAGAGAACGGAACACCATAATTTGTATAAACCTCTCCGTGATGTTTGATAACGTGGCGACCAGGATTCTTTCGGATATTGTCTATCCAAACTTCATTGTCACATTCACACCATATCTCGTATTCTGTCTCTGTCAGAGTTTTATCAATTCCGATAGGATAATGCCCAGAACACCCATTTGTTCCAAAGTAAATAATCTCTGCCATATTCTCTTCTTTTTACCCTCTCCCTGTTGCAGGAGAGGGTGGTTAGTTACTTGTTTGGGATGCAACGGTTCTCAAACTTCTTGTAAGCATCAAGGTAGAACTCATCCTTGACCTTGTTGTATGTCACCTCGTAGTACATACCATCTGGAAGAGTTGTTGATAACAACCACTTCGCATTACCGAGAATGTAGCACTGCCATACTACAAACACCTCAAACTCTTGTTTTGGGTCACTCTTATCCAAGTGCTCCTCAACATACTTACGTACAATCTCAATTACTTTTTTATTCATATTACTTATATTTATGTCCTATAAGGACGGTTAGTTACTCCGTAATTTCTGCGCCTAAATATGTATCTACATCCTTACCTGCTGCTTTAAATTCATTATACCAAAGCAGATAAGGGTCAGTAACATGCCCCATATCATCAAGGTAAGGGTAGTAGATAAAATTTTCTTCATCAAGTATATTTGAATATTTTACTTTCCAAAGCATACTTCTATTTATTAATGCCCGAAGGCGGTTAAACACTATTTTCTTTGATGTAAAACAGACTTAAATCTACCTCATCGTGAATAAGGGTGTTCACAGCCATTAAACCATTTACGAGAAGCTCCAACTGCTCTTTGTTGATAAAGAACAATTTTCTTGCTATCTTCCCACCTTCGTAAGCACCAATAAGAACTCTATCGTCTTCAACTTCTATGTTTATAAATGGTTTATTCTTTGACGTTATATCCAAGCTATATTTGCTCATACCTACACCTCCATTTCTGAGTTGATTTTAAAAGCAAATAGGATATGCTGTAACTCGTGGACGTAACTGATATACCCTCCCATAATATCATTATTTATTGAAACAGACCAACTAATACCGCCGTCTGTGCAAAGTTTAATTCTTGGAATACGACTATGCCTAAAGTATATTTGTCCCTTACTCCATCCATTCTTAAGAAGAATGGCAGATGTAAGAAACACTGGCTTCATATCCCCAACACCAACAAAGCAGTACACCAACCCTTCTTTAGGGCAAGATAAGTCAAAATGGCATCCGTCTCTTGGCTCTTTGACAACCATTACTTTGTTGTCATACTCAACAATATCGCCAATAATAAACTTCTGTTTCATTCGCTTTACTTTTTTAATAAATAGTTAAATACACCATCCGCAACTACCTACGCATAGTTTGCATTCCAATTCATTGCAGATGTTATAATATTCTTCTTCCGTTATATTATAGCGGTTTAGTACTTCCTCTGTTGGAGGCTTTGGATCAAATTGCATATCGGCACAAGCATAAGGCTCTGCGTCTTCATAATGATGGTCATATGTATTGCCAAAATCATTTTGTTCAGCACTTTTTCCATTGATAGTGAATACCTCTGTACGGCAAGGTAATGCATGATGCGTTTTTATCTTTAATTCCATACGCTTTACTTTTTACGATGATTATACTTCTTAATAGCATCTTTCTTAGAAGCTGCCATAATTTTAACACCCTTAACGACAAACTCATGCTGCGCCTTTGGCTGACACTTCTGCTTATCAGAAGGAATATTGCCTCTTGGTGCGTCAAGTCTAGGACTTGAACACCCGAAAATATCATTTTGTGCATAAGCTGCCGTAGCAGCCATTATTAACGCCATTCTCATTAAATTTCTACTCATTCTTATCTCCTTTCTTTTTAGGAACATACTCATCCAACTTTTCATCAAACTCATAGCAGTCTGGGCAGTAGTGCTTATCACCAATCTCCGCCCATTCGCTTTCCATTGCTTGCTCTTTGGCTGTTCCTTCGTCCAACCAAGCCACAATGCCATTAAACTCTTCAATGAAGGTCTTTCCACATCTGTCACAAACGACAGAGTACATAGTAACTGACTTAATCATGGTTGCATCCTTTCAGTAAATCGTCAATATATATCCACCTCTTGATAGCATAGTCGCTGCGCTTAAAACTAGATTCATCCCAACCAAAGTTGGTTAGGTGCGAAGTAACATAGTCTATCTCATCCGTCATGTTGAGTGGTCTATGATACACAACTTCTACCAAACATTTATAGTACTTTTTTGGATTTTCATCAATAGCATGCCACAAGTCTTTAATAAACTCATTGATAGCCCACTTAGCACCTAGTCCAATAGCTTCTTTGATGTCCTCTTTGTAGAACATTTCCTCTTTAGCATCATTGTTGAAGACTACTTCTTCGCCATTTAACAGAAATCTATCTTCATAGATTTCTTCCTTTGCATCTTCTATTTTCTTATCTATCATATTATTAAGTTTTATAATGACCTCCACGACCAGTATTGTGCTGGGGCTAAGAAGGTATATGGGCATAAAGCCTTGACTTACTTTCGCTCATTCTGTGTCGTGGAAGTTGTATTATTCAAAATTTGCTGTAGCCATATTATTTCACTCTCTTGAATTGAACATTCTTTCCGTCTTTTCTTGTGCTTGCGCTACAGTTAAAATCACCACAAACATTCTCATAGATATTGCTACTTATCTCATCGAAGAAACAGCCATCGCATTCTTCTTTCTCGCTTTCAACCACCTTCAATACGATTTCTGAGCCTACAGGTAAATCTTCCATAAGCTATTGTTTTTTACGTTTTAATTCTTCCAAGTCGTGTTTCAAACGCTTATGAAAGCTATCTTCGCCATCATCGCCACTAAGTAACCAGTCAATGCGCTGTGCGTAAACCTCGGCTTTCTTTAGTAGAGCTATACCTTTCTTGAACTCCTTGATAGTTTCCTTAGAATACTCGCTACGATTAGGTATTGTATGATGATGCTTACGAACGTATTCTTTCTCGGAATCCTCTAACCAATGATCTTCAATATACCGATTTACGTCAAATTCATCATCAAGAGAATGTCCGTAGATTTCATCCTCTATTTCCGTGTATATGTCAGCAATTCTGTACTGAGCATAATCAAATGCGCCTCCACTCATACTATTCTGTTCTTTTTAGTTTAAGTTGTCTCATTTTTGCCTTTACTGCGCCAACTGATCGCCCAAGAGCTTTCGCGAGCTCTTCATCAGGCATTTTATCGAAGTTACGTGACAGGAAGTTAACCTGGATGCCGTTCCAAGGAAGGAATGCGTTATTCTGATGTTCTTCACCATGATAGTCAACGCCATTAAGCTTCAGTCCTTCGTCGGCAGCGTTGTCAATCCTTTCCGGATTACATACCTTCATTGCAACCACCTGCAAAGCCCTGTAAATCTGACCACCTTCCTTGAAGTATTCAGCATCATTATCAGGTATAAGGATCCTGGCGACCTCTCTCATCGAGGCATACATACCATACATAGACTGGATGAATTCTCCGCAAGGTCTTATGCTGCTGGAACTGATGCCACGTTCACTCATAACGTCATCAAACTTCGTACACATATCGTGCAGCATGATTGACAGGTTGTAGGCTACGCATGCATACGCCTGAAGCTTGTGTTCCTTGATATTGTTCTTCAGGAGTATGTTGTCGGTCGTGTAGAAGAGTCTCTGTATATCAATCTTCAGGTCTTCCTCCATGCTGTCTGTAATATCAAGCCAAAGTTCATACTGTGAAATCTCGGCAGTATACTTCTTGAATATACCTATAAGAGTCTCAGAACGGGAGAATGCCTCTTTTATGCGATACTTAAGCTCATGCTTAAACAGGTCCTTCCTCTCACATAGATTGTCGTGTAAGTCTTTGATTGCCGTCTGTGTGATTGTAGCGAGAGAACCGATAATGAGGTAATAGAGCGAAGTGATATGGTCAACGGTATCCCTGTCCGGCTCCTTGTAGTTGATGAAGAATGCTCCTTTTGGTGTGAAATTATATGCCGACATTCCTACACCTCCTTCTCTACAGCCAATGCGCAGCTGATACAGAACAGCATCAGAAGCGAAAGGAAAATGTGTTCAACCATGAAACAGATAAATCCGTAGCCTGCGATAATTGCTGCGATAACAAGCAGGATCATCACTATTGTATGTTTGTATTTCTTCATATTTACTTTGATTTAATGTTTCCGTATGCAGCATAGAAGCTATCAAGCTGCTGTGTTGCGTGAACTAGTTTTTGATTGTAGCTATCTCGTTCTGCCCTAGCCTTAGAGATAAAGACAAAGCTAACGATGAACGAGATTACTACCGTTATCATGATGAACAGCCAAGGCAGCTTGTGTACTGCCTTATTGATTACTCTTCCTAGGTTTCTCACAATAACCCAGGAGTAGATCCAGATGAACACTACCGCTTGCTTTGTTGTAGCGTTCTCGATACGTTCTTTCTGTGTCATAATTCTAAAATTTACTTGGTTCGGTTGCACCAGTTATCGGTAGATTGCCAATAACCGGCCATCCATATTTCTTTCTTTGTCGCATCAGGATGCTCACTAAGCCATTCCTCTGCCATTTTACTTACGTCCGCCATTTTTGCCTCGTTTTGATTCTTTTTCAAGTTTTCTCTTTAGCTTTTCAAGAGGTGATTTTTCAATATCAACACCATTTAAGCGGCAATGCTCTTCGTAGGATATTGCATTTCTTCTAGATTCCTCATCTTCTTTCTTTTGTTTCTCAGCTAACTTTTGAGAATCAATTTCAGCTCTCTTTTCATAAAGCTTACACATGTATTTTTCGAGAGCAATAAAAAGTTTTTGAGGATTTACTGTCTTTCCTACATAGATTTCACCATACTCGCCCATAGAAAACTCATAAAAGAATCTAGTAAGTTCACTAGGTGTAAGGTGATAGTATTCTTGTCTGATACGCTGCGCCATAGCTTTGAACTGATAAGGAGTAGTCGAATCAATAGCACCAATAACCATAAACAAGTCAATGAGCATTATCTTAATCCAAAACTCGCTTGCACCATCTTTGAAATAATTATCAATACTAACAAACGACATACCGCCTCTAGCTACAGAATCATATACAGATGTGATTGCATCTGTCCGATTTTGCAGAGTAGGATATTTATCCAAAAATAGCGCATATTGTTTGCCGTATTTTGCTACCGCTTGGCTACATTCAGTCGGCAAGGATTGAACTAATTTTGTTGAAAGTTCGTTGCTGTTGTTCATAACTGTTTACACTATTATTTTTAGGAGCGTACAACCCGGAATAGTTGTTTCCCATGGAATGCTCAACGATAACCTTTGCGTATTCTGGATTTCCGCTCGACATCTTTAAAAGCTTCTTTTTAAGAGCCGCGAGTCCACGAGGTTGATATTTCTGCCGTTTCTCTTTCTTGTATGCAAGCCACATATCGAGAGCTTCCTGGCAAGGATAAATCTCCTCCTGCTGCCCTTCTTCCTGTTGTCCTTCTTCCTCAAAGTCGGATAAATCTTTGCCTAACGAGAACGCAGCACCCATACAAAAGATTTTCTGTTTCTCTGCGTCATTAGGAAACAACTCGCTAGACTTCTGGCGTATATTAGTTTGTAACATCATAAGCTATTGTATGTAATTTTGTTGTCTTTCTATATCATGCTGAATATGCAGTAGTGCGATATATTCATCAGAATCAGGAAAATCAAATCCAGCTTCCTCTTTTGCCCACGATTTGAAATCAGAAATTGATTTGCTCATTTCGTCTTTCGTAAGGTCAGCAGAAGAACGGAGATACTTATAGTATTCTCCTGTGAATTTATCAATCCCTTCTCTGAGGAATATATCTTTGTTCACTACCAGCTTATAGAAATGCGTCTTAACTTCGTCTAGAGTGTAGCCGTATTGGAGGCCGAATGCAGATAGGAGCAAATGAAGATAGGCATTCTGTCTCAAAGAACGTCCACGTTTCTCTTTCAGCTCTACCATCGCGCCTCTGTTCTCCAACTCGGCTACTTTTGTCCTAAACGTTTCAAGTTCAAACGCATTTTTCAGGTTGAACCACATAAGCGTTGAATGCTCGTTTGATTAATTCTACACTAGAAGGGTAAATCATCAGAAGACTGTGCATCAGAAGATGGAGCACCAGATTGTGGTTGCTGCGGTTGTGCAGGTGGGGTATAAGGTGCAGATGGCTGTGCTACACCTGCTGGTGCTTGTGCAGCAGCTTGTTGTGATACCTTACTAACTGCCCAAGCACGGATCTGATTAAAATATCTGCCCTGATATTCATGTGCATCAATATCAAAGCTAACGTTAATAACCTCACCGGAATGAATGCTAAAACTAGCAATTCTATCCGCGCCAAAAACATCAAAAGCCATCTTCTTAGGATATTGCTCTTGTGTTTCTATTACATAAGTCTTAGACTTCCACTCACCTCTTGCAGAGACGCCGCTTCTTTCAGGTAAAACGGCAATAACTTTTCCTTGAATTTCCATTATTTTTTATTTAAAGAATTTTGTAAAACCAAATCGGCCAGCTCGTCAAAATAAGCTGCATCCTTGATAGCGGAGTCCTGCTCGCCAGTAACCTTTGATGCTATTGAGCCTTTCTGCATAATCAAGCTATAAAGATAGCCGTCGATGGTATTTGCACCCATGAGAATCCACGATGTAACCGCATTCTTCTGACCGTTACGATAGGCACGGCATTCACACTGCGATAAGTCTGCCATCGTCCACGGGAGTTCGACGAACACCACGTTGGAAGAAGCCGTAAGCGTAAGACCTACGCCGGCCGCCTTGATGGAGCAGATGATGATTCTCTTTTTCCTAGCCTGAAAAGAATCAATAGCCCACTGCTTCTGCTGCTGACTATCAGAGCCGGTTACGGTGCAAACCTCGTCAGGAAACTCTTTCTTGATTGCACTAACGACATCACGATGCTCGGCGAACACGATTATCTGTTCTTCGGTATCATGAAGGAACTCTATCGTCGCCTTCATCTTCCCTCGCCCGGATATCGAGCGAAGGTTCATAAACCTGACAAGAGCCTTCATTCTAAGCTTTTTCCTAGCCTCTTCCTCGGAGCAGCTCTTGTATTCGAGAAGGAACGTGAGCAGGTCTTTCTGACAGGTATCGTACTCTTCCTGCGTTTCCGGGTCGAGGGCGACACTGATGGTCGTTCTGGTCAGATCCGGCAAATCCTTAAGAACATCTTTCTTTTCTCTGCGGAAGTAGCAAGTTTCGTGTATCTTCCGGTTAAGCTCTTCAAGATTCTCGTTCTCACCGTACCTGTTACAAAACTCGCCAAACCCTCCGAACTCGTCGTTCAGACGACCGAGGATAGCAAGCTGGCAGGCCAGGTCAGTTGCGTGATTGACAACGGGCGTACCTGTAAGCTCATAGATATACTCCTTATCCTGGCACAGTCCCATGATAATTTTAGACTGCCTTGTTGATGGATCCTTGACTCTTGCAGACTCGTCGATAATCACAGACTTGATAATCTTCAGTTCATCACGAAACAGGAAGTTTTTCAGCCGTAACGGTTTCGGTCCGAGGCTTACGACGAAGTATTTTGCGAGCGACTCGTAATTACATATCACTACATCATACAGGTTCATCTTAGTAAGATGATATCCGTATGTCGCATTGACGGAATCGGTAAGAATGAGAGGCCGGAGGTTCGTAAACTTTTTTATCTCTCGTTCCCAATTAACCTTAAGTGCAGCAGGGCAAACAACAAGGCAGGGAGTTGCCTTTGCACGTTCAATGGCGACGATAGACTGAACCGTCTTACCGGTTCCCATGTCATCGCCATTGATACAGCGCTTCATGGCAAGCTCCATGCGCACACCTTCTTCTTGATAATCGTATAATTTCGGTTTATCTGACATAATAATAAATTATAATAAACACCACATGCGGAAAGCCCATTCAAGAGCCTTCTCCCTACCACGCAAATACAACTCGTCACCACGTTCAATCTTCTTATAGAATACTTTCTTCTTGGTCTTGGAGACCGCAAAGATAAAGTCCTGATTTCCGTATCTTGGGTCGATGCTGTGCGTAAGGTCCATATACCATGCACGGCTTCTATCCCAATCGACGAAATCGATCTGAGCCTCAAATTGCTCCTGTGACATAGCTGCGGTGGTCTTCAAATCACCGCCGAACTCCCCGAGCCACCAGTCAAACTTGCAGCGTACCGGAAGTTCGAACTCGAAGCCCTGGTATTCCATCTTCATATGCGGATTGATGAATGTTTTCTGACCGACCGCATTCTTCAGGACGAAATCAAGGAACCTATCCTTCGTGGCCTGTTTCTTCAGAACAGCAAGCCGATCTAGACCCCATTTCCAATCCTTCTCCGTATATTTCTCGTCATCGACCGTCATGGCGTAATGATTGCACTTTTCCGGTTCGGTAACGAGAGCGTCAACGAGAGTTCCGAGATGGAAAGCCTTTCTCTTGTCCTCTTCCTTTACGAAGTTGAGCTGCGGGTTCAGGGCAAATTTCAACGCAGTGAGGTCCGAATTGGAGACTTCACCACGAGAATAATAAGGGTCAAACGGTTGTTCTGCCATATTACTTAGCCGTAACCTCATCATCATATTTAATATAAGGAGAAACGATATACTCTTCTTCGCTGTTTGCGTGTTTCTCGCAAGCCTTACGCATGAATTCCAACTTAGAAGCAAGCTTATCAGGAGCCATCTTTGAGCCTTCGATCGTCCACCACTGCTGAATGATGTCGAGCCAAGCATTCTTGTCGGTAACAACAAGACGTTTTGTTACCTTGATTTTCTGCTTGCCGGTTTCTCCAACGGAAGTCTGGGCAAAGAGCGACTGAGCCTGTGCAGTAGCGTGCTGGGCTGCATTCTCTGCATCACGCTTCTCCTGCTCAGCTGCAAGCTTTCTCTGCTGCTCTTCCTTTGCGGCTTCATCAGCCTTACGAATAGCATCTTCCTTTGCCTTGCGTTCAGCCTCAGCAGCGGCAGCTTCCGCCTCTTTACGCTTACGCTCTTCCTCGGCAGCTTTCAGCTCTGCTTCCTTGGCCTTGCGTTCAGCCTCAGCAGCTTTCAGCTCTGCCTCCTTGCACTTACGCTCTTCCTCATCCTTTACACGCTGAATTTCCTCCTGCTTCTTGCGCTCTTCCTCAGCAGCCTTACGTGCTTCCTCCTCTTTGCGCTTACGCTCCTCTTCAGCCTTGCGAGCTTCCTCTTCCTTACGCTTGCGCTCCTCTTCTGCCTTCTTGATTTCAAGAAGTTCAGCAATCTTAGAGTCAAACTTCATAAGGAGTTCGTCACGTGTAGTAGTGACGGTCTGCTTATAAGATGCAAGAAGAGAAGCGGAAACCTCCTTGTAGGCTCCATTCATAATCTCCTTGGCATCATTCTCATCAATTTCGGAAGAGTATGAAGGCTTGTTATTAACGAAAAGATGTCCGAGGTCAAGAACATCAGAACACTCTGTAATACGTTTCTTAACTTCATCCTTGTTATCAAGGGTGAGAAGAGAGAACGTATTATTAAGTGAGTTGATAGCAGCAGAAGAATGCTCTGTGAGGAGATTGTTCAAGATATCAATCGTATCAGTCTTCAGCTTAATCTTGGCCTCCTTAATGCGCTCCTGGCGCAGGCGTTCCTGCTCAGCCTTACGCTGCTGTTCAAGCTTGTATGCCGCATACTCGTTGCGCTTCTCCTGAATCTTATAGACAACAGAATCGGTGTTCTTGATAGAGATAAGGTTCTCCATCATAGTAAAACCCTTACGGACAATATCGAACACTTGGGTAACACCCTTACGTTTCTCCGTCATTGCTTTCTCTGTCAGTTTAGCTTTCTTGATAAACTCAGCGGCTCTCTCGTCAAGAGCATCGTTCATTCCGGAAACGCCAATATCAAACAACAGAGACTCACCTGCATTCACGCATGCCTCATAAGATTTCCTGTTGGCTTGCACCGCATTTTCCGTATCAGATTTTAGCGTTGCAATCTGTCTTGTAATATTGTTGGCTTGTTGTTGTACCAACTGCAATTCTGTATTTTCTGCCATATATAACAATTTTAAAATGGTGAATCACTGTCAACCTTTACCTTGACGCCTTTGTCTTCCGGTGCGGTATCTCCGGCGCCAAAGGCTTCCTGAGACGGTTTCTGCTGAGTCTGCATATCGATGTCGGCCTGCAAAAGAGCGCCAAGACCAACCTTCAGTTTAGGATAGCCCTTGAACGCATGCTTGCATGTCTTCGAGATAAGGAAGCCTGTGTCGATATCTCTGAAATACGTTCTACCATCGTTCCCGACATAGTTTCCGCCGTAAAGAGCGTTGGCTTTATGGTCTTTACCTCCGAACTTTTCCGAATACGTACGGAGACGGTCGATACCTTCGCGGTCAAGAACGAAGTAATCGTAGGCATTATTCGGAAGAATAATCTTTACGTAACAAGCAACGATGTATGAATTTTCAGGTCGAGGATAAGTCTTTGCGTAATCAACGTACTTATGACCGTCTCGTTCACCGAAACGAAAATCGTCACAATTGTAAACTACGACAGGATTGTCACAACGAACAATCTGACCGGCTCGCTGGCGAAGAAGAATCTCGCCATATCCAGTATAGGTGATCTTGGCCGTATAATTCGTTTGTCTGGTATTCTTGTCGAAGTTACTGTAGCCCATGAGGTAGCAGAGTGTCGTAGTTCCCTTTTCGAGAGACAATCCGTTAATTGCCAGGTTCATGAAGGCATCATGAATATTAAGTGACGGAGCTTTTTCAAGATATCCCTTGAATGAGCCATTGAGAAGTTCTTCGTTGAAGAATGCCTTCTGCTCTTCAAAGAATACTTCTCCACCCTCTCCGAACTTCTGATTGTACACCTCGATGAATCTGTCTCTTGCCAAATCGCAAATCTGATTATGAGGCGTTTTGTTTAACTGCTCTATATCCATTTGTATAGAATTAAAAATTAATGTACTCTATCTGAATATCTGAAGTAAGTTTCCACCGTCACGATTTCGCCCTTTTCATTAAGGCGTTCATAATGAAGTGGAACCTTACCGAGTTTTCTACCCTCACCTTCAATGTAGTTGAGGTATGCCGCCTTTCGGGCCAGCTGTACCGACTTGCTCCGTGGAAGTTCCATGAGGCACGCATGTACCTTACGCAAGTCAAGTACAGCAAAGGCCATCTTGGCGGGCATTCTTGCTATTCTGTTTTCTATTTCTGTCATTCTTCATTTTCTTTAGACTCAGAAGAAGATGAAGCCACATGCTCGAAGACATCCATGACCTTAGTCTCGTTAAGGCCAACGATATCGTAGTCAATCATTGTCTTCCCCATCACCTCATCAACATAACGAAGAGCACGGGCAAGCGACTTGGCCTGGACGAGGTAATTGACATTACTACGCTTCTCCTTCTCACTCTTTTCATCAATCGTGATGAATTGGAGCTTTGCTGCGTACCATTTGTCATCTTCACTATTGTCAGAGAAGAATACCTCTTTGAAATTCGCCTCCTTTGTGCTAGGGACGTTCATGTCACCACTAGAATAGACAGCCATTTCTTCGATGATAGAAGCTTCTGCACCTGTACAAGACAGAGCTTCAACGATGTAGCACTCGCTAACGACCTTTTCTGAACCGTCTTCCTGAGTTTTCTGATACTTAATCTTGGTTTCGAACCAAGAACCTGATTTTGCTCTCATTGTTATACGAATTAATGTGTTATTACTCGCCCTCCTTCATTACTTTCAATAACTCACAGAGGCCTTCAAGACCGGTCGTCTCTCCGTTTTTTACTCTCTCCTTGAGCTCATCTAACTTCTTGATATTGTCGAGATAAGCGTTCTCCTGCGCTTTGATGCGCTTTGTGATACCCAGCTCCGGGCAATCACAGAGAATGATGTCCAATGCGATGTTGGCGAAGAGGTTCGTATTATTCTCCTTCTTGCCTTCATCATCAAACTCGTCGACATCACGAGTAAACTGTTTTTTGTCCTCGATAACCTTCTTAAGCTCATTGAACTCAGAATGAGCATTCGAGATGTCGAATGCTTTGTCAATAAGAGCCTGCTTGTCAATTACTACACTGACGATAATTTTGTCTTTGTCCATAATTTAAAATATTTAGAATTTAACAACTAGTCTTCCTGGTCCCAACCAAAAAGATGTGCTACGAATGATACAGCAGCAAACATAACTACTGTGGTTAGTAAACTAATGAAAATTACACACATATCTTTTAGATTTTACACCTTATTATATTATATAGCAGTCGGACGGTGGATAATCAACGATTTTCCATTCATTCTTCTTTATCTTGATAGCCTTGCGGAATATCACGACAGACTCACCGTTGTGACGTTTCCTGTTGTGGGCGATAAGTCTTGCTACCACAGCTTTAGTAGTTATCGAAAACTCCCTAAGCTTCGAGGTGTAGAGGCTTTTGACATCACATATCACAATTCTGTCGCCTTCCCGGTAAACGAAGTCGGCAGTATAGTTGTGACCGTAGAGCAATGACCTTCTCTCGAACTTGACCTTTGTCCTAAGCTGTTTTGGTTTCAGCATCCATACCGGATTGATTGCCGTGATGGTTACCTGTCTGTGAATGCAGCTTATGCCAGGATCATCGAGGATGGTCTGCAAGTACAGATACTCCTCTCTTGAATCGTATTCGTTCCCGTCAGGAGCGTAATACTTCTTTGAACCTACGCGTCCCATGTCTTGCCGGCCTCCGCTCCGGGATTTTTAAAAAGCAGATTGATAGCCTCAGATCCGTACCTCTGCCACATTTTGTTACCCCACTGGATAAGATATTCACCCTTTCGGGCTTCGAGCTTACCGTCCGTACGTTCCGGTTTAAGGCGAACAGTAATATCCCTTCCGTTCTGTTCTATGCTTTCAACGCATTCCAGATTCCGAAGAGCATTAATGTTTTCCTTACTGATTCTTATTATGTTTTTAACTTTCATCTATAGTAAAACCTCTCCGTTTAGCCAACCACGCAAGGCAGGAGAGGATTGCACGTGGTTATTTGTGAGATGGAGTAGAAATCAATATTAAAGGGAGGAGGGAGAATTGACTCCCTCACTCCCAAAGATAATCAAAAACTGTAAATTTATGGCACTCACACAATTAAGTGAGCCACATGCAGGACTCGAACCTACGACCAACCACCATGTTAGGCTGCTCTGACCAACTGAGCTAATGTGGCTTGTACCTCCTACTTTCACAAGCAAGAGGATTAATACTCAACTCAAATTACATTAAATTACTTATATAAAGCGCCGACCTCTGTCAGCTAAAGCAAAAACATATAGAAATACCTACTTGGGAAGCCCAGAGGAGACTCCAACTCCCAACCTCGTGGAAAGTACCACGGCTCTATGCAGTTGAGCTACTGGGCGACACATAAGTTAACCAATCAAAATTCTTGAAAAACGAAAGAAAATTGGGAAGAGAGGATGGATTCGCACCATCGACCTCCAAGGGGCTTCCCCTGGTGCTCTGCTACTGAGCTACTCTCCTCAGAAAATAATCTATTAAAAGGGATAGACGTACCCTATCTTCTCAGACCAGATACGCAAAGAAAAAACTTTCACCTCAATTTTAATTTAAAGTATATGAAAACATTTGTGGCAGGTACAGAACTCGAATCTGTGACCTCTAGGTCATGAACCTAGCGAGCTACCAACTGCTCCAACCTGCGATGTGTGCAGCCTATCTTCACAGACGAGCTGCATTTAAATCGGATAAATTTGAATATAAAATAAATTACTTTTTGGAGGAGACGGAGGACTCGAACCCCCATCTCACGACGATAAGAACGGTATCATCTAGTTGTCGCTGTGCTTCCAATTACACCAGTCTCCTCTTTGATTTTTATCATGAATGAGCAATTCTCACTTCATTTGGATTTTCAGAACTTTTCCATGTTCACCAGACTGCAACGTTTTGGGCAGTGCTTGCACCGACAATTCTTCGTTCCGGTGTAGTCCGTCTGCTTACTTGATGCAGATTAGCTGGATTTTCGTATGTCGTGCGTCCTTTCGCCAGGTCACGGCATCCATTGATGCTCTCCAGTTACTTCTTTTACACGCATACTATTTCTGTGCATCAAGTCAAAGAACTATCTTCCATGTCCGCTCAATGAAACTCTCGTCTGACGCAAGATTGTCGCTGCCCGAACGACCTACTTTATAAGGTATAAGGACTTACCTTTGCGCCGTCAGAGAGGAATTCAACTACTAAACGGAACTAAAAAAAGAGTGTGACTGAGGAGGGACTCGGACCCTTCGACCCTCGTTTTAGGAAAACGATGCTCTATCCAACTGAGCTACTCAGTCTGATTGGGGCGAAAGAAGCTAAACGAACAGACATCGCCCCAAAGTGTCTACCGCTGTAGACGTAAACAAAAAACTAATAACTAACAATCATGCCCTCACGAGCAAATGAAACAAATCTATAACTTTAACCATACCAATATTTCAGCATACTTTATGCTCTTCAATGAGCTCATCTATATCGGACTTTTTGAAGAATGCGGTGTTACCTATCATATAATGATGGATCTGACCGCTCTTTCTTAAGTCGTGTATATAGCCTGTACTCATGCCGATATACTCGGCAAACTCTTTTGTTGAGAGCCATATCTTTTCGACAGGCTCTACTGATACTTTCTTGCGAGGCATAGGCTTATTTTTCGATTAATGGAAGAATTTCATGTTTCTTTAACTCATTATACAAGAATAATCTTCCTTTCTGAGTCCACTTTGTATGCATTACTGAACCTACACTACCATCACGGTGAGTGATAGAAACTGTTTCTGACTGGACATAGCCACAAGGGAGATACTTTGCGTAGAGAATCCACTGACCGCCAACTTTACGTTGAACACCGAAGTTTCTCAGCAAGATATTGAACGCCTTTGCTGATTGACCGTAGTCCTGAGCAATCTGTGTCGTCGTAACGGTCTCCTTGCTCGAAAGGATTGTATCAACGTAACTAACCTTTGGCTGCATCTCGGTGATTGTGGCTGAGAGCTGCACAATCTCTTCGTTCTTCGATTCAAGAGCAAGCTGCTGTTGCTCTATCTTCTCCTGCTGCTTTGCTGCAAGCATAAGAGCTTCGGAGAAAGACTGAGGTACTTGATACTGCTCAAGGTGATTCTTCTTCTCAAGTTCTTCAAGCTTATTTATGATTTTCTCACGTAGCAAAGCGTCATAGCCGCTCGCCAAAATCAAGCAACCCTTTGGTGTTAGCTCAAACATTGGCCTCACCTCTCCTTTTTTATCTTTATAATTAACCAATCCAAAGTTGGATCCGTTAACTCCCTGCTCTATCAATGAGCGAATGTCACGCATCACATGAGCATGCTTCTTCCCGGTTATCTCTGCAATTTCGAGAGATGTCATCGTATCGGTTCTTCCGAGTTTGATAATTTCTTCCATACACTATATACTTATTAATTCTACACAGAAGGAACAGCCTCCACTACCAATGTACGATTCTTGAAGTTCACCTTGGTTCTGTATCTCGCTACGCCATCAGGCGGCTCTGTATTACCAATCTGATAAGCGTATTGACGACCAGACAGTAGAGCTTTCGCCGAATCGAGAACAAAAACCTCGAATTTTCCAGGCTTAATGTTCAAAATGTCCGTCTTTGTCAACTTTTTCATCTTGCTTGCTTTAATTTTAACATATTATATTTGGAGGGAAGCGAAAAAGTTTGTATCTTTGCAGTGTGAATGTAAGATAGCGCACTTTCGGTCGCTTTGCCCTCCGTTTGTGTCGGTATTGCTTTGTTGCTTTAACCGAATCACGAGTACAAAAGTACAATAATTGTCCGACATACGCAAATTAAAACGCAAGAAATGTAGGACATTATACAGTATTTAACACTTTTCTCGGTTTTAGTTACATATTTGAAACTAAAATTAGGAAATTATGGACGACATCATTACAAGAATCAAATCCGTAATTGCTGATAGCGGACTGACGAGTAATGCTTTTGCTCTGAAAGTTGGAATGAACTCCTCTAATCTGAGTCGAAAGCTAAACGGAAAGGTTCCTATCACGTCTAGGGATTACAGACTTATATGTGATTCCATCGGGGTCAACAAGGACTGGCTTGAAACTGGAGCCGGGGATAAGTACATAGGCGAACCGCTTAATAGGAAAGAGACTATGCAACCTGTGCTTGGTGTCCCTTTCTACGACGTTGAGTTCGCCCTTGGTTACGACGAGCTGTATAACGACACCCCGAACGTGCCAACGAAGTTTATCTCAATCCCTGGCTACGAGAAGGCAGATTTCTGGTGCCGTGCGTCTGGAGACAGCATGAAGCCGGTCATCAGCAACGGTGACATCATCGCATTGAAAGCCGTAGAGGACTGGCAGAGCTTCCTTCCGATGAACGAGGTGTACGCAATAATGACTACGAACGACCTGCGAACGGTCAAGATTGTCCGCAAGGGTTCGGACGATGCTCACTTCACCCTCCACGCATACAACGAGGAGTTCGAGGATCAGGAGATACCGAAGGAGGCAATAATCAAGGTGTTCAAGGTTCTTGGGTCATTAAAGGCAATATAATTAATAAAAATATAAATTATGAAGAGAATATTAATGATATTGACAGCAGCGTTGTTCTCCTATACATCTTATTCGCAAGTTGTAATGGGAAGAGACATAACCACGACCAGCAAGAAATACACTGCATTCCTTGCGACCAAGGGATACAGACCATACGAAACGGTTTCTGGAGTAAAGAAGTTTAAGGTTAAGTTTGCTGGTTTCAATAATGTAAGAGAAGAAGTGCACTATGACACTAGCAATGACTCAATCACGCAAGTAAAGTTTGTATTCGAGAAAAGAACGCAAAGCGAACTAGAGGATGCATACTTCACACTTCTCAAGCAATACAAACAGAAGTACCCTAAAGGGGAAAACGGGGACATGAAATGGGAAGGAGTTGATATGTATATGTGGCACTACAACCCATCCAAAGGCTCGAAGAGGTCTATATATCTAAGCATAGACAACATCAAGCATGAGATGCAGGTGCAATACTTCTCAAACTACGAAGAAAAAGAAAACAAGAAAATTGAAATAAGTAGTGATATATGAAAACAGCTAAAGAAATCCTTGACGGAAAAATCTACAATAGATTTGATCTAGCAAGAGCTTGCGAAGATGTAGCGCGCTTTTTCGAAGAATCGGAAGCGAGTTCCAAGTTAATAATCATCGGGAAACAATTTGATGACATAAGACCAGACGCAGACTTCTACGGATACTTTATGTACCAAGGTGACGAGGCCGTAAACAAACTTGTAAACTCTAGAATAGCAACAGAAAAGATTGGGTATATCGGCTTAGGCTTTGCCTTAATAGAAACAGAAAGCTCTTGCGTCAGAAAACTTGTTGACGAGCTTAGGAAGAACAAATTCTACGCAGAAAGAGTTTGCACAGGGATTTATGTTGTGACAATAATATAATTTTTGTGAGTAATATGTGAGTGGGTAATCACTGATTGCAGCAAAAATACTCAGAAACAGCGAGTTACTAAGATGTTAGAGAGTCTTCCCAAGCCTGTGAGGCGGGTTCGACTCCCGTATCTCGCTCAAATACTGATAATCAGCCACTTACATCATTTTTCACCATTAAAAACATAGTAAAATCCATCATTTTCACCCACAAAATAGGTACAAAAACGTGCATAATGTACGACAATGTGAGTAGTTTTGTGAGTAATATGTGAGTAAAATTGAGTTGTGAGTAAAATTGTGAGTAAAATCTGTGAGTAAGTATGAATAGCATCAAGACATACGTTGAAGGAAAGTCACTGAAGGTTTTCTTCATCATAAGTTATCAAGGAAAGAGATTCCAGGTCTATACAGGAATCACGAGTACGGTCAAGTTCAGCGGGATGATCTTCCCGAAGAGTGTTCCGAATGCAAGAGTCAAGACGGCAATGCTTGCAAGGCTGTTTGCGTCCGTGGAGGAATATATCTATATGAATGGCGAGCTTCCGGCAGCAAGGATGAAGGATGAAATCAAAGCCATCATCAACGGAAGGGCTGCATCCGTAGAGAAGAATATCCTCTACTACATCGATGAGTTCATCAAGACCAAGGCTAAGGATAGTACCAAGGAGATATTTCTAAGAACGAGGAAGAGGATTGAATCCTTCGATGAACATGCCGACTTCGACAACATCGACAGGGACTGGCTTGAAAGATTCCAGGCACACGAGCTTCTGAAGGGTCGTATGAGTGGTGGAATAGCCATCGACCTCAGAAACATACGTACGGTGTTCAACTGGGCCATAGATAATGAGATTACCACCAAATATCCTTTCCGTAAGTTTTCCATCAAGACGGAGCGTCAGCAGTACCTGTATCTGAGTGCCGAGGAGATGAGGGAGTATCGTGACTTTCCGGTAGAGCCTTTCATGGAGAAGTACCGTGACTTGTTCATGCTCGGGTTCTATCTGATAGGCATCAACCTCTCCGACCTGCTCGAACTTCCTGCCGACTGCATCAAGAGAGGGCGCATCCAATACAAGCGCAACAAGACCGGCAGGCTCTACGATATCAAGGTTGAGCCGGAAGCAATGGAAATCATCAAGAAGTATAAGGGAAAGGACCATCTTCTGTGCATCCTGGATGACGGAACGAAGGAATCAAGCTTCCGAAGAACGTTAGGAGATTACCTGAAGAGAATCGGACCTACCGAGATGAAGAAGAATAAGCGTGGAGCCTTGATCAAGAAGGAAATCAAGCCGCTTCACAAGGACATCGTGTGGTATACGGCAAGGCGCAGTTGGGCCACCATAGCGGCGAGCATTGATATTCCGAAAGAAGTTATCGGCAAGGCTCTGGGCCATAGTGAATGGGATTCATCCACAACCGACCTCTATATTCAGTTCGACAATAAGAAGATAGACGAGGCGAACCGAAAAGTCATCGACTATCTGAACGGTTAACAAGGAAAATCCCCACGCCATCTGCAAATGACGTGGGGAAAGCTGTTTTATGACAAGCATTTCAGGTGTGCGATTGAATCAAAGCAGACTTCGGAATTTGTTGTATTCGATGTTTGTTTGGCGGATTTTGTTTTCTATATCAGCAATCGCTTCCTCACGAGTCTTTATTTGCTCTAGAAAACCTTTTGTAGTCAGCTTTCTCTTGCACAAGAGAACTTTCGCCTCCTCCAGATGGCATTTTTCTCGCCACAAATCCCTACATAATTGGACTAGTTTGTAGTCTTTTTGATTTGCGTTAATCAAAAAGTTGTATCTATCATCAGCCTTAATTAACTCGTTTCGAAACTTATTCATTTTACGTTCCGCCTCCTTCAGCTCCTCCTTTGTCTCTATCAGCTCTATTTCCAGCTTCTCTTTACAGCGGTTGGTGTAGCAGAGTTCAGAAACGAGAAAAACCATGATGGCGCAATCAGCGAACACGTCCCAGTTTCCAAGGAAGCCCTCCACAATACAGAGGCATAGGCCGAGGACAATACACACGACAAAGATGTCGATGCGGTCGAAAATCATTTTTAATCTTTCTTTCATAGCTACAAATCGTTTTTATAATCATTAGAAACAATCCAGGAGCTCATTACAATATTGAATATCAGCAAGAGAATAATGATGGCCCAGTACTGCCCGTCGGTAAGCTCGATGGTAAGATAATCAAAATCCTCGAAGTTCTTTCTGTGCCATTCCTTTTCTACAATCGGACCGATATACTCGGCGTAATTTTCGAGATTTACAGGATTGCTCATAAACCAGTCTCTACTCTTAACGCCTACGACCGGGCTATCACACCATGAAAATGCGTTGCACCACTTGACATTCTTGTTTTTGTCAATACCAACGCACACGACAAGTTCATTCTTGTTGCCGCCCTGCCAGTATGAGCGCTGCTTTTCAACGATTTCTTCCGGCTTGTTCGTAAAGAACAGGACGAACACCCTAAACTGCTTCCGCTCGCCATAGTATCCGTTCAGCCATCTCATCGCCTTCTCCTGGTTCTTCGGAATCTTCAGTCCAAGCACAGGGTTCTGGTCATAAAGAACAATATCAGGATACTCGAACAGCCCAAGCTTGCGCGCCTGCTGATAATCAATATCCTCAAACTTGAAAATAGAACGTGAGGCTTTCACTTTATTCTTATAATCGTGCTCGGAAGATAATGCGTATGAGTTTTCAATGGAACCATCCCACGCCCATTCCTGAGCATCACCATCCTTAGTGTAGTAATCCCTGTGCATATCAATAAACACGCTTTGGGTTCCGAGAATCTTTCTGACTACATTAAACTCGTTGTCGGTCATGAAGTATTCTTCCTTGTTCCTAGCATCGAAATAAGTCCAACGTTCAGGGTGATTGTCAACATACGAGCAATCATACGTTTCCGTACGTTGATGCTTTCCGCTTCCAACTGTCCTTGTGCATGTGCGGTGTATGTACTCATTCCAGGCATCGTAATGACGGATTCTTGTTACGTAGCTTCCGAGATACTCCGTGTCGGCAGCATTGGACTGCTTGAACACGAACTCCATGAGGATGCCTATGAGGATGGAAGGAACAATGAGTACTGCGTATTCCCACCAGGTGGTCTGCTTCCTGAAGAAAATCAACAGGAAAGCAGCAACCACGAATGGGATTAGGAATATGAATATTTCCATAAGCCGTTACTTCTTGAACAGGTCTACGTCGTTATCCTCTCCAAGCTGCATGATCATCTTTGTCTTATCTGAGGAGATAACCTTGTATTCGATAGGTTTCGTATCGGAGATGAACCATTTTGCCGGATATGTCTTCACGAGCGTCTCGTGCTCACGGATGATATCGAGCATTCTCTCCTGTGATGTCTGAAACTCGGAGCGCTGAATCTCTATGGACTGCATGAGGTCCTTGTATAGCGAAACGTCGAAGTTAGGATTACTTTCCTTGATCCACTTCATAAGAGAGCCGTCTCCCTTTGAGTATCTGCCCTCGATAAGTTTCGGATAGATGGACTCGAATGCGGACTTGTGCTCATCCGTAACCTGTGCCTTCTGCTGAAGAACCTTCCACATCTTGTCGTGAACACCCTCAATCTTGCCACGCTGAGCCTCTGACTGCTGGCGAAGTGAGATTTCCTGGTTGTTGTAATGGAAATAACAACCGATAACTGAACCTGCGGCGAGTACTACTATTGCGAGTACTGATGCCAAAATAATGTTTTTTACACTCATAATGTTTAAAATTTTAAAAAATTATACTTAATCTTTTGGATTTGACAACTTGTTATTTAACCTGATATAGAAGTCTTCCTCAGACTCTCCGTTCTCCTTGAAGTCAAGATTGTTTTCCTCAACGAAGTCAAGGATAGCCCAGACGCTCTTCCTGCCGAGATTCCTGAGCTTCATAAGCTCTGACCTTCCGCGGAGATTACGAACCAGGTCGCCTACTGTATATACGTCGAAGGCTTTGAGTGCATTCAGGATGCGGACAGAGAATCCGCAGTCATTTATATCCCTGGAAAGGATCAGCGGAGGAAGTACTGCGCTACAGACAGGCTTGTCTCCTTTCGCGCGCCGGTATTCGTCGAAGCTTACCTGTAGAGACTTGATTACCTTCTTCAGGCGCTCAACTTCATACTGCAAGGCTCTGTTCGTGGAGAGCTCAGTAATGGCAATATCCTCGTTGTAGGTGAGTTTGTTGCAAGTCTTTTCTGCTATCTGCCTGATTCTCGTTGCAGACACGCCGTGCTTGATTGACAGTTCGTCATAGGTCATTCCGTTAATGATGTCCTTGAGAAGACTGGACTCACGATAGGTCAGATTCGGTAATACACCAAGATGTGACATTGCATTGATTACACCGAACAGCATGCCTACGGCGTTTGCAGCCAGCTTGCCGTTTGCGGTAGCTCTGTCTCTCAGTTCAGTGAGCTCGACGTTGATTGCGCGCTTGCGATACTCGACTTCCTTGAGCTTCTCGTCAATCATCTTCTCGTTTGCTGCAATCATCTTGTATTTCTGAGCATATTTCTCGATATCCTCGCTGTTGACATACAGGATGCCGTGTTCGCCTACGTAGCTTCCAAGGATGCCTTCCTTGATGTAGTTGCTGATAGTCTGTCTTGACACTCCCAGTATCTCGGCAGCTTTGTTTCTTGTTATTCTTACCATAGAACTAATGTTTTATCTGAGTACATAGGGAGATTTTTCCCTATGTAGATTTTAGTTTAAATTTAAATGTGGGATTTTCCCACATTTACTTCCTCGCTTAACTCGTAAAAGGACGGATTTTCCGTCCTTTTAGAAACCGAGCGTCTGAGGAATCTCAATGCCCACAAACTCCAGAAGGCCACGGAACCTGTTGTCGTACCACTTGATCTGAGTCTGAGACTGGAAGTTCGGATCCTGGATATTCTGACCGAAGCACTCGAAGCCCTTGTTGAGCACCTTCCACTTCCAAGGCTTGTTCTTGTCCCTGCTAGGGCGTGTTGCCTCGTGGATAACACCCTTAGCCACAAGAATCCTGTTGAACGCAACAGGGGTAAGAAGAATGCCGTTAGCCTTAAGAAGGTCTTTCGCAGCGTGGAGTGTTGGAGCCTCAGTGCCGGCATTAACGCCTGAAGGAAGTGCGTCTGCAGGAAAGCCGAATCTCTCGGCAATCTTCTTTGCCCAGCATATCTTGCTCGCCTCGTTGAGGTTGAGGGTCTTTATGGTCCAATCTGCAAAAGTAAGATTCAGTTGCAGCTTATCGCTCAAGGACGGCTGGCCGACACTATACTGGCCAGTCTTGCGGATCTGTTTCAAGATTTCCTTGACACCTTTCTTGAACTGTTTGGCGATTGGTTTACGAGATAGCATTAAAGTCTCGTAAAGACCTGCCTCTGTAAGAAACCATGCTTCACGGTTCTGACCTGATAGGAATAATATTCCGGTCAGCTTTTCGTCTTCATCTATTCCTTCAACTAGCTTATGAGCATCAGAATGCTCAATCCACTCTGCTACATCCTTCGCCAAGAACAAAGGGTTCTCTGCTGTTCCATACACGTCTATTTCCTTGCCAAGGAAAGTTGACTTACTAATAACTTGAAGCTCGTTCATATATTAATATCTTTAAAAGTTGCAAATTAAAATTTTAACAAAAATCGAAAGAAAATCAGGCAAAAAAGTAACAATTTTCGAGTCGGTAGGTAAACTATGGACTTTATAGGATACTTGCACCCAATTTCTCTCTTCCCCCACACCCCTATTACTACTATAATAAGGATCTTTTCCTTTATTATTCTTTCGTAAAAGAAGCAATATGAAACAGGAAATAGACCTCTGACTGAGTGGTCTCCCCCTTACCCCCACCAAAACGATGAGGTTTGAGAGAGATTTTCCACTCGGAAGCAGCATGAACCCAGTGTAATGAGCCCCTTCCTTTCGGGTCAGCCATGAATCACCATACTTGACCTAAGCCGGGATTTCGGTGTGATTACCGCCTTGCACGCATCCAGCTATCGTCTCTGCGTTGTCGCCGTGCTACCTATTGCGACATTGGGGTTTAAAGTCTGCGCAGCCTAGTGTATTTAGCCGACAAGCCGCCAAGACTACTTGCTTACTCTCGAAAAAGAATAGGGAAAGTGAAAACCCTATCCTTTGTTCGTGTTGCGCTCCGAACTCTGGATAGGGTTTCGTATAGGGAAGTGAAAAATCACTCAATTATACTAATAATTATCTGCTGTCTAGTGCGCAACTACTAACAAGCACTGCAAAGATACGAAGACTTTTCTAACCGTCAAAATGCCTGATTTGTGCCAAAAATTCAATCATTAAAGTAAAAAGTAAAGACAAAATCCACGAAAGAGTTGATTTTGCTGTGTGTTTCGATTGAAGTAAAAACAGTAATTTGTGTCATTCATTAAAGTATCAAATATTTACATTTACAATTTTTAAGAAAAAAGTGATGTTTTTAGTGGTGACTTTTAATAAAATAGCCGCCTATCTGTAATATGATAAGCGGCTAGTTGTATGAATTAATCCTTGGCTTCGCACACGTGTTTTACGATATACGCGAAACCGATGAGTACGACGGATGATAGAAAGGAAGCAATGCCGATTGGGATTCTATCTATTGCAGCATAAGCTTTGAGGTCCGAGTCAAATATTGCTGCACCTAGATTGTAGAGGACAACCAATGCAGACACGACAGCGGCAATATTTCCGGCTATCATGAGAATCTTTACTACTAGTTTTTCACTCATATAAATTCGCTTGACCGTGTCGCGTAGGGCTTGGTTATTAATTACAGGAGCCGAAGCTCCCTATTTTTGGCTAATCGGGGCCGTTTTAAAAAATCCCCTCCTACCCTCACGGGCAAGAGAGGACACTCATTTAAACAAAATCTAGTATGATTAACTAGAAATATCTTATTTTCCGCATTTGACAACTATTTCTCGCCGAAGATAACCTGGAATGGAATCGCAAGCTTTTCGGTATCAAGCGGAACCTCGCACTTCATTCCGTAGATGGAATCTAGGTGACCAAGGGCATACAGCTGTAAGCTCATCTTTTCTTTGAACTTCTCTATGCTGTCGTACTCGCACTCCAAAACAATGTCTGAAGGAAAGTCGTCGAAGTCTTCCACCTCATCAACATAACGTTCGTTGAGCATTCTGAGCTGATAAACAAAATCATCATACGTCTTGATCTTGTACTCTGCTGCATCTTTCCAAACGCCAAGAAGTTCATGCTTGAATTTCTCCTCACACTGCTTCTTTCCTTCCTCAATCTGATTCTCTGTAAGTCCTGTTAACATAATTCTATAATTTATTGGTTAATACTATCTATCAGTAAATTTGTGAGCTGGGTTGCCGAAAACCAAGGTTCGAAGCGCACCTTTCTTCTAATGAGCTCCTTCTTGATGATTTCGGATACGCAAGAAACTTCCTTTTCAAGTTTTTCTGCCTTGCGCTCTGCCTGTCCCTGCTCTATCATCGCTCTGTACGTATCTTCTACATCGCAGATGCCAGAGAGCTTATCGAGTCGCTTTTTAAGTTTAACGTTCTCTCCTACCAGCTGACCTCTGCTCATATTTTCGAGTCTTTCTCTGTATGCTCGTTCTTCTTCTCTTTTCATTATTCCTCATATTAGTTAATAATAGCAAGAGATGGCTATTGGCCACCTCCAGTTTGGCTTAGTCCTCATCGGGCTCGTCGTCCTTGTCGTAGACGCCGAACAACCTCAGCGTATTACTGTCAATCTCTGTCTTGCCTACAATATAGCGCTGTGTCATCTGGATATTCGGCTTACCATTGCTGGTATGTCCCATCATGACTGCAATCTGCTCCAACGGCACACCCTTCTTCGATAGATTCGTAGCAAACGAACGTCTGCCAGTATGGGATGATATAAAGCGGTACTTCTTGCCGGTCTCTTCTCTACCTGCCTTGAACACCTTCGTATTCGTATCTATTCCGCAGTCGCGGCAGATGTCACGAAGAGTTCTATTAAAGGTCATCTCGCTGATTTCTCCAGGAAGAGGTTCGTCACCAGTACCGCATACGAGGAACGGACGGAGCTTCTTGTGAAGTGGAACCCTTACCTCAGTCTTTGTCTTTTGAGTAACATACACGAGGAAGTGCCCGGTGTCGTCGATGTTATCAGGAGTTATTCTCTGGCAGTCGCTGTAACGCGCACCGCAGAGGCACTCCATCAGGAACATACGCTGAACGTATCTCTTCGTCTGCCCCTTCGGATTGTACTTGATGATTCTGTTTATCTCTTCGTCTGAGAGATACACAGACTGCACCGGTACTGCCTTCACTCTGAGTATCCTACCGAACGTAGGACTAGGAATTTCCCTGGTAGCATCGTTCTCACGTATCACAGCCTTGATGGTTGCGCATACGGTCTTTGCGGAGTTTGGAGAATAGTGTTCCTTGATCTTCTCAAAGAGGTCACGGAGGTTGTCATCGGTGATGTCTTCCCACAATGGCTTGTGGCCCAACAGCTCCTCGAACATTCTCACGACATTGATGAACTTAGGATACTTCCAGATATACGCTCCGTAGAAGGTGTTGTGCCTCCATGCGTTGCCGTGATAGTCTGAGAACCATCCCTGCTTGATTGCGAGCTTGTATTTCTCCTGCTGGACAGGAGTCAGCAATCGTTCCCAGTCTCTTGTCTTGATTCTTAATTCTTCTGTCATAATTCTAACTTTTTGGTTTATACTTGGAGCGTGAAACATAGTGTTCCACGCCTTGTTTGGCTTTACACCGGCAGAGATACGATGTATTCCTTCTTTTTCTTTCGCATTCTGCTCTTCACGACGAATCCGCAGTAATCTCTCAGCCAACCGGCAGCATTACCGATGAATGGCTCGTTTACCACAAGCATTGGACGCAGCATTCCTCTCCTCTCCATGAACCGATAGTCGATGAAGTCGAATGGGTCGTCTGGATCCTCACACTTCTTCTCCCACACACTGACATCGAGATAGTCGATGAAGTCTCCCTCTGGTGGGTTATCCATCTCAATGAATCTCTTTGGAGTAAGGAGTATCGTTTCCTTTGGCTCGTTGGTCATAAAGAAATTCTCGATAACCTCGTTGAACTTGTTCATGTCCATCTGCTTCTGGACAATACCCTTTCGCTTCATAATGTCGGAAGCTTTGATCATTCTTGTTGCCATAATTCTATTTATTTGGTTACTAATTGCAAAGATACGTAAAGTTTATAATATAAACCATCATCTTTGCCGTTTTTAACGCTAATTTAACGCTCTAACTCGTTGTTCAGTTCTGTAACAATATCGGCGAGCGACTCGAAGTCCATCTCAATTCCTGTAGATAACACTCTTTTTACCACTTCCTCGTATCCCTTCATGCGAAGTTTGATAACCGGGATTGCGATATCTTCTCCGTTAGTTTCAATGAGGACAGCTTCGAAAAGTTTGTCACTGCACATAACCGGACGCTTCAGCTCTTTGCGGATGATTCCGTGCTCATACATTATCTCGCGGATAGTGCATGCTAGCTCCATCTTAACACCTGAACGCAACTCGTCAATATTGTCTTTCAGTTCTTTTCTATCCATAATCTTAATATTTTGGTTTAACTTGATGCCCACAGTTCACGGCAGGCTTGTTTGGCTTAGTCTTTTCTTTCGATATCAAGGCCCGTAAGCACGCCTTTCATGTAGGCTAATGTCTCTTCCTTGCATTCCGATAGAAACTTCTGGCATCCATCAATGATAACGCCGTACTTACCGCTCGGATAATTCTGTAGAGAGCACGAGTGGTAATGCTTTCCGGATTTCTCCTCGATTTCTCCTGCGAGTCGCTTCCCTTCGTCGGTCTCATTTGGACGATTTTCTGGGTACTCATCGTAAAAATACTCGTGCCATAAATCTAGTAGCATATCCTTGCAATCCTCCATATCTTGCAAAATATCCGATAATTTGTATGGCGCGCCGTTAGCACCGTGTCCATCCTTGCCAATCCATTTACAGGCTTCCTCGTCAGGATCGAAGTCGCTATAATATTGGTACAACTTATCCATGAAGTCAGACTTATTGCCATTCTCGAACCAAATTGTGGCAATGAAATCCTGGCATTTTGGGGAATACTTCTCTAACTCGACGCAAACCTCACATCTTTCGTTAGGTGTTTCGTCAACATTACAAATCCATCCTAAATCCTCTGCTAATTTCAAAAAATCATTCATATCTTTAATTTTAATTGGTTAATACTTGCACCCTCCGAAGAGGGCTTTTTAGGCTTCATGGTAAGCGAGAATCTGTATGTGACGCATCTCGAAATTGACGAAGATGTCAAGATATATGCCATCGTCAGTAAGGAGCGTAGTTCTGTTGTTCTCCTCGGTGATGATTTTCTTTTTCTCTGTGCCCATAAGATTATTTACCAAATCGTTTGCAACAATAGCAAGGCGTAGACTGTCCGCACAATCCCTTATCCATGTGACAACCATCTCATTGTCATATACCTCTGCGTGACAGGCGTTAGAATAGATAAAACCGACAGCCTCGTTGTTGTAGTTGTCTGTATAAAGGCCATCATCGAACATCTTCTCCCACAGAGGCTCGAAGTAGTACTCATCCTCCATGTTGTACTTGTCCAACTTACACACATTTACATCTACTATTTCCATAATCATTCTATTCAATTGGTTAATACTAGGGGTACAAAAACCGGCGTGTCTCACGACAGACCGGCTTGAACCATTTAAACAAAATTTAGTTATGATAAGGAGTCAGCCGCTGCTACGACTGACCTGTTTGGCTAATCTTTAGGTACGTTCCAATGGAATGAAATCGTCGCTTCGTCTTCGTAGATGGAGAACGATATTAATAGCTTTGCGTCTCCCTCACGCTCGTCATCTATGTACTGCTTGTACGCCGGAACCATGTAGGTCGTTAGGTGACATTCGTCTTCAGTCAAGTTTTTTATGACTGCATTTCCGAAATCATCAAGCTTGTCCGTGCTTCTGTAGGGCTGCGGGATGCATTTAAGCTCGACAATATTGTCCTTGACGGTAGCCATTACCGGAACACCGGCAATGAATCCTAGATACGTATTACCTGAGAATGCGTAGCTTCCGTCGTCGAACATATTCTCTTCCCACCAGTCCAGCATGACATTCTTGTTGTCAAGGGGTGCTGGAGTAAGCTTGTCTACATAGATTATCTTCTTGATCTTCTTCATAATTCCTCATTTTATTTGGTTAAACATTGAATCGGTTACCGAATCAGTAACCGACTTTTGACTAGAATGGTCCCCGGCTGGCGCCTTACTCTATAAGTTCGATCTAGAGAGCTTTAGCTCGAAGGATTACCTCCAGTGAATGCACTGGAGGAGATCCTTCGTTGCAGAAGCTCTTGTAAACACAAGCTGCCGAGCCACCATGCTTCAGGTGGCGAACCTTACGTTCTACTGATGATTACTTGTTCTCGCTCTTGGCTTTCTTCCACTCAAGAATCTTGCCCTGGATGTTAATGCCAGAGTCCTTGATAAGCTGCTTGAGAACACCGAGCATTCTCCAACCCTCTTCGTCGTAGAGCTTTGCTTTAGACTCAAGCTCCTTCAATGAGTTGGTCTCTGACATCTTGCGGCCGTTCTTCAGGAATCTTGCTCCGTGGAACATGATGAGGTTTCTCATCGTGTAGTAGGAACCTGAACCCTTGTAGGCAGTAATGAACGCATCAGCCTGCTTGGTATCCCATGCGAGATGCTTGCGGTTCTTGTTGAACTCGCGAACTGCATCGTAGAGCTCCTTGTAGGTCGGTACAGCACCCATCTTGTTGGCAAGGTCACGGAGAGGATTGTATACCTTTCTATCCAAGTCAGCGACAAAAATGTCCTCGTTCTGAAGACGGATATAAGGATTACCCTTGCAGGTATGCTTGTATGTCTTCTTCTTGTTTCCATCCTTGTCTTTCTTGACAGTGTAGATGCACTTGTCGTCGATATAGCTGCGGAGCTTGCTGATGTAGTCAATAGCCATGTCGTGTGCTACAACTCCGTTGAACCAACGATTTCTCGCCTTGACGTTCTCGTAGTCCTTGTGGTCACACATCTTCATCTGAGCATACAGCTCGTTCTCCAACATGCGCCACTGATACTCGTAGCCCTTGTGCTGCAACACCTCGTTGAATGTGCGTCCGTTCTTATCCATGTCTCGCAACATGTGGAACATCTGACTCATCACCCAACGACGGAAGAGCTTCCAGTTACTTACGTATCCACCCTCGACAATCTGCTTGCCTACCGCATCGATGGTTGCATCGTCCATGTCTACAGGAACTGCTGCGCCATTTTCGATCTTGATAAGCTGGTCGTCACCGAGAGGGAAATATTTACTAGTATCAACGCCTGCTGCCTTAAGAGCTTCGAGACGCATCTGCGCCTTGGTCTTCTTACCGGTAGCTGCTGTAGCCTCTACATTGTTAGTTACGATGTTCAAGTTCTCACCAGTGATTGTTACAATCTGCTTCATAATTCTAATTATTTTAAATTGGTTACTAAAAATTTATTTAACTCTTGTGGATGAGGCTTACACCCCACCCTTGTTTGGCTCAACCCAGTCTCTGAGGATAATCAGGTCCCTGTCATTTTCAGACCGCCAGAACCATGTTCCCCATCTGTTCTCCCATGCAAGGTTGCCTCTGAGCAGCTGCATAAGGACGTATAGTTCTAGCTTGCATCTCGCTACCTCACGTCGCTCTCCGTACATCATATCTTCGTCTGAGAGCTCTTTCTCGGGCAAAGCCTTGAAGTAGTACCGGCGATATGATTCGGAACGCTCTGATGGCACAGAATGCTTGTATGCCTTATATCTCTGTTCTATTGCGAACAGGACTACTGCATGTGTCAGGTAAGGTGTATCTTTCGGCTTATCTTCCTCGGACATCACTATCTTACCATTCACCCTACATGTTCTCTTCTGGAAGTTTATGGTGAACTTAGCACCATTCTCAACTGCATTGATAATCTCGTCGTATGTCATATTCTCAAAATATTTGGTTAATAGAAGTGCGCTCTGAGAATCTGTTGCGTAACTATATAGTCTTGATTAATACTGTATCTAAGTCCTGACGGATCCAGGTAATCACCTGGATGCTCAGGATGATTGATACCGTATTGTACAATCTATTCTCCTTGCGCACAATTCGGCTCGCAATAACCTAGTCTGACTCAACCTGATACGTTGCATTGCTTTAAGTTTTTGATTAAGGACGTGGCATTGTTATGAAGCCAACCATCAGGAAGCGTACGCTTCCACATCCTTGGCTTCAGAATCAATGAAACGCTCGATGAACTCTCAGAACTTGCCAGACATCGCTGCAATGCGCATGACTTATCTCATGTATTATGTTGCATGGATATATGTTCACGATTAGGTCCCGTGGATTGGATACCTGCGACGGCGGAGATATCGGCCGTCGCAGGTATTCCACTCACGTGACATTAAACCTCATACTCTTGATAAGTCGTGATGCAATTCACTTTGGTTGTTGTAGGTACACCCATAGGTCTGTTGCCTTGCTATAGGCTGATGATTTAACCAGCTGGTTTACGCGGGGAGCATCGTTGCTCTAAGGATGCCTCCCCGCGTTATTTACCAGCGGGTTTGTAAATACGCAACCTCCTCGTGTACCTCGTTTGGCAATAACGTTGTCTTCATCTGAGAGCGTGGCACGTAGCTTTATTAGTTTGATTTGAACTGTTGCGTATCGCCGGAGTACCCGGATAGTGTTCCGGGGAGGCCGGCGAGATTCGCCAGAGTTCTATAAACTATACTTTCCTTTAAAGACTACCCTCGTGCTAGGGTGATTCCCTGACCGATGGCTCGGCACAATACTTTATGATTCTGATTTGACACAGGATTCGCCAGAATAGATGATCCAGAGGTCGTAAGTAGTATACGACGCCCTCAGGATCAACTACTCTGGTTAAGAGACCTGTTGCATAAACTTCAACCATCCGTCAGGGAGTGGTGGTGTGCGCCACCGGTGGAAGTCATACGGACCGGCACATTTCTGTACTTCATTGATGAGCTACGCCTTGTGCGTCATACGAGGGGCCCGAGGTGTCTCAAGTTGTAAACTTGGATAACTTGGTCCCTTCAGATGATGTTATAGAGGCGTTGCCTAAATCTGTCCGTCCTTCTTCCACGTCCGTGTGCTCGGTTACAGAGTCTGCCGGTCAGAAGATACTGCGCATAGCTATATCAGATTGATAATATCCGGTTTAGGACGAACAGAGGACCATCCCTAGGTAGGGGATGGTCCCTGTACTCCGCAACCGGGAAATTTAAAACCTTGTGTCTTCATTCCGGCAAATCCTTGCGCTAGGATGCTCATCTACAGAGTATTCACCAATGTGTTGTACGCTGCCCTGCTCGTCCGCAAGGCATTCTGAGCACAGCCGATTGATAGATACCCCTTGATTTCGCTCTCTGTCTTACTCCTGTTTGCTTTCACGTTCCTGCCACGACCTCGGTCTATGCAACCTACAGCCTGAGTCTTCACGTATCCGAGACCACCGATCTTTCTCTTGCCTGTCTTGACCGCACGGATGCAGTCCATGACGAAGGTATTGAGCTTGTCGATGTCCTCTTTCACGTTTATGACCGGAAGAACCTGAGTAGCCCAGGAATAATCGCAGTACCCCTTGTAGAGATACCTGTTGACTGAATTGATGGCTTTCGTCATCGTGGTGTCACGTTTCTTTATCGTCCTTTTCTCAATCTCCTTTTGGAAGGTCTTGATACGTGTGGACGACAGAGAGATATTGTGACCCTTGATGGAATATCCGAGGAACTTGAACCAGTGATTAGCATCAAGATACTCAACCTTCTTCGGATTGAGCGTCATCTGCATCATCTCCAGCTCGCTCTTCATGATATCCATGGCTTTCTCATAGTCTTTACCGACAAACAGCGTATCATCTGAATAGCGGACGTAATATCCGTTAAGCTTAGATAGCTTGTCGTCAAGATGATAGAGAATGACATCAGCCAGCCATGCAGCAACAGAGCATCCCTGCTTGAGGGACTGATACTTCTCACAGAGGTTGTTGTCCTCATCGAAATAGATATCTGTGTGATAGTAGTCACGAATGACATCTATCAGTGCAGATTTTCCGTACTTCTCCTCTACTTTGTCAAATGCCCAATCAATGAATCGAATAGGCACGGAATCGAAGTACTTGGAGAAGTCGCCTTTCCACCCGATGATTTTACCATCTGCCGAGTATATTATCCGAGATACTTCCTGCACCACACGACCGCAGCCGATACCTTTCTGGTACGACGTGCAGCGCGGATGCACCATCTCCGGCATCAGCTCGAACAGGAGGTCGTTGGCTATGCTCAAGAGGATTCTGTCTACAGGTTCATTCACATAGACCGTACGGAAATCTCCGTTGTCTTTCGGAATCTTGGCTGTATGAGGCGGCATTATCTTGTAATTGCCGCTCTTGATCCTCTGATACATAGCCAAACGAGCCTCTGGCGTCGTAAGCTGATACATTACTGCTTTGTTCATGTCCTTGAATAAGCCTTTCTCGATAGCATACTGCCATCTGGCTTTTTCGAAGAACATACTTAGGATTCTGTCTTCATTCATAATTCTTCTTGTTTTGGTTATTGGTGAGAGGCAAACGCCTCTCTTTTAGGCGTGCTTGTTGACTGCAAAATCCTCACATACCTTTCTGAAGATTTCGTTATTGAGGAATAGGGCGAAATCAGACTTATCTCTAAACCAATGCTTTTCCTCGTAGTATGGAGGTATCGAGATACCAATGCTTTCGAGGAAGGATAAGTCGGCATCGTTCTTGTGTTGTATACCAACCCATGCAAGCTTTCCGTTTATCACGTACATTTCCCCCTTGTCTCCAAGTCTGTAGTTCACGTGCCATACGATGGCATCTACAATTCTTTCTTTTTCTGTCATATTCGTAATGTTTTGGTTATTGTGCGCAGTCCTTAGCTGCGCTTTTTAGGCAATGTTATTTCATCGCAGGGGAAGCACTGGTCTATAGGCCACCAGTATTCATTATCAATTCCCGCGAATCCTCTTTCCTCTGAAACGTGAGTGACAACGTGTTCCTTTGATTGGGAATGTATGTCGCAGTATACCCTCGTTCCTACTTTGATTTTCTTCATATATCTAATATTTTTGGTTATTGGTAGGGAGATTGCTCTCCCCGTTTGGCTTAGTCGATGTGCTGGAGTGCTACGCTGTCATCTTCTTCGGATTCTCTCCAGTACTCCTGATCTGGTTCGATCTCGATAACCTCACCTGAGAAATTGTCAGCGTCAAGAATAATATCGCTATTATTATAGGCATCCTGCACTTTCTGTACGGCTTCATTCTCACTCTCAGCATCAACGCTGACTACCTTGTTCAAATGCTCTGTGACTGATACGTAATATCTCTTCATAATCTTTAATAATTTGGTTAATAATGTCAGAGGGATTGCTCCCTCCGTTTTTAAGGCTTCTTGATATTAATGATACCTGTCACGCTCATAGCGTCTGATGGCTCAAACTTATCAGGCTCTAAGCCACAATCTGTGTAGCCGAATAGAGAATCCACACAAGCGTCATACCATTCTGTTTCATCTGGCTCGTAATCTTCCGGCGCATCTTCAGGACACGCCAGCTCTAATACATCCCAGTAATTAAGAAGATAGCCCTTGTACGCAATCTGAGGATCAGACCACTCTCCACGTGAGATAAAGCAGATAGTCTTACCTGCAACGTTGTCACGATGGATCTTGAAAAACTTATCGAATACATTTTTTGCTTCTTTCGTCATAATTCTCTTTATTTAGTTAATGGCAGGTAGCCAACTGGCTACCATTTTTAGGCTTCGTTCCATGCTTTCCATGCTTCATCCGTATTCTTGGTGATTGCCTCGTTCCAAAGTTTCTCCAATTTGTAGAAAATCTTCTGGAAAGCCTTCGATGTTGTCTTTGGGTCAATGCGCTTGCCGAGATAAGGTCGATTACGTGTAATCGTAATTTCGTCCTCGCACCAGCAACACCTGATCATCCCATACTCCGTAGGAGAACAACCTAGGTAAATTCCTTTTGCGTCATAACGCTCTTTACGTAACCACTTCGGGTAAGGAACGTAAATGGTCCACGCATCCACGCAGTCACGGAACTTATTTCTTGTGTCGTGATAAAGTTTCAATTTCATAATTCTTTGTAATTTGGTTAATAGAAGAGGAGCATGCAAGCTCCCCTTGGTTAGGCTACTCCTTCCACCACTCTGCAACATCAGAGCGCTTCAGGTTTCTCTTTTCTAAAAAATCATTCAGAGTACTACAATATGTATTCATGCTGTAGAAATCTCCCTTGAGTCTTACTATTACCTGCTTCATGATCGTATGTTTTAAAGTCTTGCCCATGAGTATATCTTCGCTCTTCTTTTCTCTTCTTTCAGCTGAGAGAGGAGATATTTTTTCTCTTCTCCCGAGAAATTCTTGCGGATATACGATTCACACTGCTTCTTCTTCCAGAAATGAACCGAATCTGAAGCGTCTGGCGTTATTGAAACCCACATCATGCCGCCTACTACAGGAACAAGTCCTGCGTAGATAATTCCTTTTCTAAATTCCATAATCTAATCATTTAAATGGTTTAACATTGAATACCCCCATGCTAGGGGATATTGTTAGGCTTCCTCATAATCTTCCTCCATCATGGAGTGAACCTCTTCAAGGTAATTGCCGAAATTGTACTTGATGTTGTACGTTCCGAACGCCTTGAAATACCATTCTTCGAGATATTCTCTGTCCTTGTTCGCCTGCTCGCTGTCTTCTGCGGCATCAAGTCAGGCTACCATGGCAGGATACAAATCGTAGTAATCGTCGCCATCGTAGTCCGTCGCCCAGAACGTACCTGTAACGTGTCTGGGATAATCGTTGTACAGATTGGCAAAATTACCAATCATGCGCTGGTCACTAAGATGGAGGTATTCCTTCATTTCTCTGTTTGCCTTAAGAGTAAAATTACACGCTAGAGACTGAATACTCTCTCCGCTGCAATCGGCAATGAATTCCTCCATTTCCTCTGCGTCGTCGAAATTCTCCAGGCACTCATGAAACAAACTCTCGATAACCTTGGCAAAGCTTTCTACACCGATATAATCGGCTATCTTGATAACCTCACCCTTGCTGATATCAACTTCTACAATATTCTTTTCCATAATTCATCTGTTTAATGGTTCATAATTGTTCCCCACGATGATGTGGGGAGTTTTAGCCAAACAAGATAGCGTCTCCATAATTTCTGTAGAAATATCTGTGCGCTTCAAACTCGTCTGTTTCTGGAATGTCAGACACTTCAAGTTTGCCTGTATCCTTGTGTACTATGGCAATGGAAAATGTATTGTCGTGCATCCATTTGATGAGATCAACACGCCTTACCTCGTTCTCTGCTGAATTCACGATTTCACACTTCAGCAAATCGTCATTCAGGATTTTCTCTAAATCACTCATAATTCTGTAATTGTTGGTTAATAGAAATCCCCACCCGTGAGAGTGAGGATTGGTTCGGCTAATCGAACTCACTTTCGTCCTGATCGTACCACCAGTCCTGGAATCGGTTCGCAACCTCTTCCAGTGCATACTTTGCAAATGTGTCGTAGATGTATCTGCTCTCGCCCTCGTTAAAAGGAGCATACAGAGCCTTGCCGATAGCATCATAGGTGACAGATTTGTCGTCCTTGAAATTCCCGAAGCCCTTAATCATCGTGATAAGGTCTTCTCCCAAATCATCGGCAAGCTCGTGCATATTCTCCATGATAGCACTCTTGTTCTCGTTCCAGAACTTGCTTGTCTGATAAGGATAACAGAATCCAGTGTACCTGTCATTTGCATTTCTGCAACTATCGAGAGAATTAAGCAGTGTGTCTTCATTAACACCGCCAAGCTGCTCTACTACGGCATATGCCATCTTTACGAATGATGGATTATCATTTTCCTTGATAAACGCATCCCATACTTTCTGTATATTCATATTTCTGTATTTTGGTTGATGATAGAAACGAGTAAGCGCACCAACACTTACCCGTGTTTTTGACTAGAAAACCCAGATAGCCGTAGTTCTTGCACAGACAGCATACAGCTGACCGCTCTCGCCACGAAGCAACATTCCGTTGCATCCGTATATTCCAGAAGAGTAGCCTACTTGGCTATATCTTTCAGGGATATCGTTACGACTTGAGCTGTCTGTTACATCCTTGGCAGCTCCTACTCTAACGAGTCTTTTCAACTCTTTCTGTGTCATTTTCTCCATAATTCTTTAATTTTGATGGTTTAACATGGTTTCTGTGCAGATAGACTGCACAGAATGTTTGGCTAGAACTTGCGAGGGCGCATGCACGATTGTTCAATCTCCTGAGCTTTCTTGTCTGCACGCGCTACGCGTCTGAAATACTCGCTCTTGTCGAGATTCTTGCGTCTGCACTCCTCGCTGATAACTGCCTTGTGACTCGCTACGAGTCTTGCAAGGAACTTTCTGTCTCCGTCTGTCATAATTCTGAATTTTATTGGTTAATAATTGGAGGCGTAGCAAATAACTACGCCGGGTCTGGTCTAAAGCTGTACGTTTGAAGCCACTCACAATTTAAGGCACTGTGGAAATCCATTGCGGATCTCTCTCCCCATCCTCGTGGTTTGTACGCGTCTTCTTTCAAATACTTCTCTACAAGCTTCTCTAGCAGAGTCTTTTCTTCTGTTGTCATAATATATTCTGTTTTGGTTAATAGCAGGCAGCACATTATCGTACTGCCCAGTTCTGGCTAGAGATTGTACACCGGACTTTCTGAAGCACACAGAATCGTAGGACCTGTGAGGATGGAGAACGCACAAGGGTCGAAACTCTCGATTTTCTTCATGCTCTCGATTTTCTTCTGTATCTCAGCACGTATGGATGACAGACTCAATCTGCCGTCGATAGGCATGACTGAATCCATGCCAACCATTTCCACAACGCTCACCTCATCGGTGAATCTCATGTTCACAAGGTCAAACTTGTTGATCTTGTGATAAAACTGAATCCACTTACTCATAATTCTACATTATTTGGTTTATAGGAGAGGGAGAAATAACTCCCTCAATTTCAGGTTAGGTGCTTCTTGATGAACTCTTTAAGCTCGTTGAGCCGCTCGTCCATCTCCTCTTTGCTGCATACGCAGATGAAACGTGGAAAACAAGTATCCGTTATTTCTCCCATGTCATTCATGACACAGGCAAAACAACTTATATACCCTTCGCCGTTTTTATTGCTAACGCTAACATCAAGGCTCAGTCTTGATTGATTTTTCAATACTTTTTTTTGGATTTCCTGCAACTTAGGCAAAATCGTAGAGAGTATGTACTCTACATTCTCCTTGTATTCTTCATCTATCATAATCTAAAATATTGGTAAATAGTATGCGTGACAATCGCCACGCACATTTCAGCTCATGCACAATACTGCAATCTCAGAGAAACTCTTTGAGATAGCCTCCTTGCTACGGAAATCTCTGTAGCCTCTGGTGTTATTATTGTGCCACTGGCGCGCTGCAATCTTGATCTTCTCCATCTCATGCATAAGCGCACGCTCAAAATTCTTCTGTGATTTTCTGTCTTGCATAATTCAATTTGTTTAATGGTTCTACATAGTATGCCCAGGAAAATACCTGAGCACATTTCAGCTAGTTTACTTCATAGAACAATATAACTTCATCCTCACAGTAGTCGATAGTGTAATCAGGCGTACAAATCTCTCGGAATGGGCATATATCATCCTTTTTCTCGTACACGACAATCCACTCTCCAGGAGGGAGCATGAAACTCTCTCTTGTTCCGTAGAATTTCTTTGTGTCGGTTTTCTCTAAGTGCATATAAATACCCCACTCAGAGTTATCTAACCCTTCTGCATTAATCTTGTCGATTAAATTAAATGTCTTGTAGTTCATATCTGTAATATTTTGGTTAATAGAAGAGAGGAGCAGGAACTCCTCTCAGATTTAGCATAATTCTAAAAAATTGGTTAATAAGAGGGGCAGCGTATTTTCGTTCCATATTGGGTGTGTGGCTCCATCACCACGCTAAATTTACTACTTTTTTAATCCTGTGTACATTGTCGTACTCTCTGTGTGCTGGCAATTGCCAAGCTCTGAAATCTCGTTAGCCTGCTGGATGACGGTCTTTCTAAGTGCTACGTTTGCTCTGCGGCAGTTCACGCTGTCAACGAATACGGCTACAAGTGCAAGACACACGATAACAAACACTGCGATAAAAATTCTCTGTTTCATAATTCTGTAATTTAATTGGTTGATACTAGATGCCGCCCGAATATCTCCAAGCGGTATTTTTTGGCTAGTCACAGAAATCCTCTATCTGCTGCTGGATGGAATCTATCATCACGCAGATGATAAATATACCGCACATTTCAAGAATAGCAGAATATAAAACTGCTTGAAAATCTCCAAGCACAAATCCTGCAATGGCAATGAAACCACTCACGAAACTCACGATAACTACGAGCGCAGCAGATAGCACACTCTTGCTTACATAATTCTTTTCCATAATTCTATAATTTTAAATGGTTCAATTATCGTACTGCCTGGATTTCTCCAAGCAGAATTTAGCCAAATGTTTCCAAGCACAATTATCGTACTGCCTAATCTCATCCTATATTTCCAAGCATGAAATTTTCCAAGCGCAATGTAGATCTCCACAGTTCACGGAAATACCACTTGCCAATTATCGTACTTCTCCACAAATATACAAGCAGAATCCCATAAAGAACTCCAAGCACATTCAGGAGAATTATCGTACTTGCCAAGCATAAGAAAGCTGGCACACTCTGAAAAAATCCAAGCACAATTATCGTACTTGAATAAATAATCTGTCTTGTTGTCATAATTCTAAAAAATATTGGTAATTGTTCCGTAGCCACACACGACAATTATCGTACTGGCTACAGATTTCTAGGCTAGGAAGAGACTGAGAATATTATTTTCCCATGAGATAAACTCCACACGTGAGTATATAATTTGCCTGTCTGCAATTATACGCTCCATCATTCTCTGTCCCCTGCAATCGAAATTGTATATCATAATTCTAATATTTAAATGGTTCGTAATTGTAGAGCGGAGATTTCTCCCCGCCCCGATTTAGCCATAGGAAGTACGGACACGTTTTTTTATTGTCTTCATTCTCTCATGTTTACTCCGTACACCTTCGCTTCAAATAACCGACACGTTCACACGCTTGATTAAAATCTGCTGCGAGCGTTTTAATTTCCGTTGCCTCGCTACCGTCCCCGTTCATGGATTCCAGAGCACCACCAATTTGGTGCGTTGCGCTTCTACGAGTACTGGCGCACACTGGGAGAGATTTCTCTTTCGGATATACCTCACGTGTGTTATTCTCTCATTACAACACGAATTGTGATTTTAACCACAAGGCTCACAACTGACAAGCCTGGCACGTTCGGAACACGTCCACGTGTGCCACACGATAGAATATGAATTATGATTTTTATTTAATTTCTCCCGGTACGCCTTATTATCACACTGCGCCCGTATCGCACAACTTTCGTTCTGTCTCCATCCGTACCCTTGCCGTCGGTTAGCCTTCAATCCTCGCGAGGTCGCTGCGTTCTGCTGATGCTACACCTCGCTCCTGTGCCTGTGCTCCCTGCGCACGCTCCGGTGATACGCTCCACAGAAATCTCATTCTCTTTTATTCTGTTTCACGTATCACGGAGAGACGCCGCTCGCCGCCGGTAGTTGGTACGTCTGAGGATGACCGCCCCAGTTGTGCCGCCTAAAAAAATATTTCGTATGTTTCGCTAAATTTCTCGCTTAGAAATCTAGCTGACAAGTTACGTTTTCAGATTACTGCCGCCTAGAAAATTCTAGGTCGTTGCCACCCTGCAAACCACGATGAGGTACTGAAAAATTATCCAGGGATAAAAATATTATTGAAACAATTCTGAAAAATAAAATCTAAAAAAAATAATTCTGAAAATAAAACTCAAAAAAAATATTCTAGAAAAATCTTTCTAGAATATAGGTACGAAAAAATAAGGTAGTGGGAAAAATCCCACTACCTTATTTTTTTTCTAGTTGGCTGCTGCTTTCTTTGCTTTTTCGCGGTCTACTCTCATTTTTGCGACCATTTTTTCGAACTCGCTATCAGAAAGCGCGCTAGTATCTGCATTTTCAAGCCTTGCTTTTGCTGCTGCTTTCGCTGCTTTTTTCTCGCTTGCTGCCTTTCTAGCTGCATTTTTCCCGCTTATATAGGCAGCATACAAATTATTGAGGAAACTAAGTAAACGTGTTTCTGTATCAGTGCAAATATCGGAAATTTCTTGCAGCTTGTGGTTTTTTGCAACCCATACAAGAAAATCGAAATCCTCTTTAAGTTCTGCAAAATCCTTAATAGCTCTTTGCAAGATATTCGTTTGAATATCCCCTAAATTAGTGCGCAAAAGATAGTCGTTTTCTGCCTTCTTATAGGCTGCTGCTGCTGCTGCTTTCTTTGCTGCTGCAATCGACAACTCACTATCGGAAACAGACAATTGGTTATTTACGTGTTCCTCTTTAATAGCGGAAACGCCTAAAACATCATTTGCAAACTTAGAAATGATTGCACTTTCAATTTGTTCATTTGTCTTCATAATAACTACTAGCATTTATTTAAACCCCTTGCAATCGGGCATTAATATGAATTGTTTCAAAATGTCGTGTTGAGTTCCACAACTTGCTACACCCTAGCAGCAACCATTAAACCCCCTTTAGAAGAGGGTTGCAAAATAAAACTTTGCGCTGCAAAGATACGGCTTTTTCCCGAAATAACCAAATAAAAATGCAATTATTTTGTTAGTTTATGCTTATTTAGATTAATTCTAACTAACTAATAATAAGCGGTGTTTATATGGTTTATAACTTTGCGTTTAATACTTTATAGTACAAACCCCGAATAATGCATTTTAAAGCCGTTCAAAGCCGATTTTAGACGTTTTCTTATTACTAGTAAGATAAACCGCAAAAACACTCTTAAACCGCAAATAAAAGCCTATTTGTTATTATCTAGATTATTCTAAATAATAACATGTATTAAACTGCAAAAACACTTAGATAGATTTATTTAAATAGAGTATCTTTGTATTATTGTATTTATTATAATATACTTATTATCCGGCAGCAGTATTTAAGTGTATTGTTTACACTTAATAATAAGTCTATTTGTGAGCGTTCTATTTTTCCTTTATAGCGTTCTATTTGGTAATTAGTAACCAGTTCAAAAATAGACTTTTTGGTGTTCTTTTTCTCGCTTTTTATGTTCTATTTGGTAATAAAAGTAAGCGTATTTTACAATTTAACACTTTATTCTAGAAAATAGCTAAAATCTTGTAACTATCTAATACCCAATTAGTTAGTTAGTGTAAAAATACACTATAGCTTTTTAGGTTGGTTTATATGTAGAAATATAGCATGAAATAAAATGCAATATGCTAGAAATAAAATACATCATAAGTTATTGGTTTACAGGTAGTTACAACGATTTGAAATAATTATAAACCAACATGTTTTTAGGGGTCGAAAAAGTCTATATTTTGTTAGTTTACACTATATAAACCGACACAAAATGTAACAATTTCAGAAGAAACACCCCCACACCCCCTTTGTAGCTATAAATCAGCGCGGTAGTCACCTCATCTAAAAATTTTTTCTTCCGATTTTTAGCATTTTTGTAAAGTTTAATTACTTTCAGCCATAAAGGATAATTATGCATATTCATTCATCCGTTATTTATTAACATTTGATAGCATAAACTCTTACTTTGCAGACCAAACCATAAATGTATACCTATCCTTCATTTAATGTATACCTAAAATGTATATTTATACCCTTTATTTACTAGGGTTTTACCGGATATTCAGGATATTATCTGTATCTTTGTGTTATCGATATTTTATAGACGACATGTTGTAAGGACGACCTGACACGTGTTATCCTTCAGAAAGCCCCTGTTTATCGGGGTTTATCCTACACAATAACGGAAAATTAATATTATTATTGTACATAAATGGAAAATGGTATTGCTATAGACACATTGCACGCTCAGTTGCTTGACCTTTCGAGGCATGACGAGTACGGCTTCGAAGAGCTCCGTTGTCAGGACTGGGGTAAGGCGAATTCTGAGAAGTACAACAAGCTGAAGTCTAATTTCATCAGGTCAATGAGACGTCTGGCGAAGAAGGCTCCGGTGAAGTACTACAACGGTGCTTACTACATGTTCAACGGCAAGATATACGAAGCTGTTCCGAAGATAGTCCTTGAGCAGGCCTACCAGCTATTGCTCCTCGATCTGGCCATGGCTCCGATGCTCGGCATCAGCACGGTGATGAACAAGTCATTCATGGAGGTGATAGAGTGCTACAACATACTGAGACCTACCTTCGATATCGTTGCATTCGCCAACGGAGTTGTTGACTTCGGTAGCGGTCTGAAGTATCCGAACGTGATGCCGTTCTCTCCCGAGTACCATGTCACATACTACCACCCATACGACTACAATCCGAAGGCGAAGTGTGACAGGTGGATGAACTTCATCAAGGAGGTCCTTCCGGACAGGACGTCAAGGATGATCCTCCAGATGTTCCTCGGCCTCGGTCTCATACAGAGAGGTACTGCATACAATCCGTATGAGGGGAAGGAATCATCGAAGATTGAGCTGTGCCTCCTACTCATCGGTACTGGAGCCAACGGAAAGAGTGTCATCTTCGACGTTGCCTGCAACATATTCGGCAAGGACAGGATAAGCAAGATGGACTACGCCGACCTCACTGCCGACGGAGACGAGGGAATGAGGGGAAGGTATCCAATCAGGAACGCCATCTTCAACTGGTCTTCCGATTCCGACCCGAAGAAGTTCGGAAGGAAGAACACCGGTATGTTCAAGAGACTCGTGAGCGGTGAGCCCGTCCCGATGAGAAAGCTCGGCAGGGATATCCTGGAGGGGAACACAATCCCCTACCTCATCTTCAACCTCAACGAGCTCCCGTTCCCAGACGATGCGTCGCTCGGATTCATCAGACGTTTGCAGTACGTGAGCTTCGACGTGACCATTCCAAAGGAGAGGCAGGACCCGGAGCTGGCGAGCAAGATCATCCGTGAGGAGCTGAGCGGAGTGTTCAACTGGATATTCCGCGGCGCGATGGAGCTGAGGAGCAGGAAGTACAGGTTCCCGGCAGCTGAGGGCAGCAGAAGGCAGCTGCTCATCTCTCTTCTAGGAAGCAATCCTATATATGCCTGGATAAGGGCGTATGATATGAGGTGCAGCAAAGAGGCGAGGGGCGAGATTTCGGAGTGCATGCTTTCCAAGGAGATGTACGAGAGGTTTGTCGAGTTCTGCAAGGCCAACGATGTTGAGGAGAAGGATATCCCTACGATTCAGAAGTTCGGGCGTGATATGAGCGACAAGTACGGCTTCTTCAAGAAGCGGTCACAGGGAGGAATGACGTATCAGGTGTATGGCGCGCAGATGATTGACCTGAAGCAGGAGCTTCTCATCAATGACGTGAAGAATAAATTGCGTGGTGAGGAGGACATCAAGCAGCCGGAGAGCTTCATTCAGCCTGACGATTAACGATACTGGTGGCCGCAAGGCGGTGGGACATACCTTCGGGTATAAGTCCGGGCAGACGGGAGGTTCGAGTCCCTTCCACGGTCGGCGGCCACCATTAAAACAGATTTATATGATAGACAAGGAATATATAAAGGGAATTAAATGTTTGTGGCTTATTGAAGATGTATATTATTTGCCTCCGGGTGCATGTGAAGAGTTTTATTTCGCCACCAATCCATTCGATAAAGATTACATTCGATGAGTAGATAAAGCTGACGGACCAAGTTTCAGTGGCGAATTCACTCTTGATTCTGAATGCAGTGAAGGTTTAGACGAACTTCAGCTCGAAATCCTCTACGGCGACAGAATCAGGAAAACCATTGAACGCCTCAATAACGAGTGGCTGGAGAAGATGTGGAAGGTTTCTGATGACGATATTAGAACATTTCGGAGTATTCAAGTGTATGATTTTCTAAAGGAGAGATGGTCATGAGAAGACATCACAATCCGAACAAGGTTCCTCCGTTCAAGCCGGATCCTGAGCATTGGACCAGGAAGGTTCATTCCTGGAAGGCTAAGGTCGCCTACGAGACTGAGGATGATGCTTGGGAGTTTCTGAAGACTCACCCGAAGCTCATCGAGCAGGGAATGACGGTCTACAGGTGCAATCTATGCAATATGTTC